ATGCTGACAGACACAAAAATCAAACAGGCTAAGGTCACGGATAAGCCCTACAAGATATACGATTCAGAGGGGCTTTACATAGAGGTTGCGCCGACCGGATCAAAGAGGTGGAGATGGCGCTATCGGTGGAACGGAAAGGAAAAGCTTCTGAGTTTTGGAATATACCCCGAAGTCCCCCTGAAGCTGGCCCGTGACAGGCGGGCAGCAGCGAAGGAGCTGCTTGTATCCGGGGTGGATCCTTCACAGGCCCGCAAGGAAGAGAAGGTTGAGAGCCGCGCGGCGGAGAACTCTTTTGCGGCGATGGCGGAGGAGTGGTACTCCCTGTACTCTGTGCCGTGGTCGGAGCACTACAAGGGGCTGGTGCGGCGCAGGATTGACGAATACTTGATCCCACGCTTGGGCAAACGCTCACTGTCGGAGATAACCCCCATCGAGATCATGGGTATCCTGACATCATTGGAGAAGCGGGGTGTCATTGAGACGGCAAATCGGGTTTTGGGGATTTGCTCGCAGATTTTCCGAAGGGCAGTGGCCACGGGAAAAGCCAAGAGCGATCCCTGCCGGGATTTGCGCGGGGCGCTGGCTCCGGCACAGGAGAAGCACCATGCCGCCCTGACCACGAAAGACGGTGCGCGTGCTGTGATGCGTGCCCTTGATGCGTATCAGGGCAGCTTTGTGGTGTGTGCGGCGGTGCGTTTCACGGCCCTGACGTTTGTGCGGCAGGTCGAATTACGTTTTGCTACATGGGATGAGATCGATTGGGAAGAGAGGATGTGGCTGATACCAGCCGAGAGGATGAAGATGCGGCGGGAGCATATGGTTCCGCTGTCGCGGCAGGCCATTGCTGTGCTGGAGGAGATGCGGCGCGTCAATGGGACGCAGCCTTACATCTTTACGGGGCAGGGGAGGCGGCGACGCCCGATCAGTGAGAATACAGTCCGGTGCGCGCTCCAATCAATGGGGTTTGCCGGGGAGATGACCGCGCATGGATTCCGCAGCATGGCATCCACCTTGCTCAACGAAATGGGCTGGCGCTCGGATGTTATCGAACGCCAGCTCGCACACGTTGATAAAAACAAGGTCCGTTCCGCGTATAATCGGGCGGAATACATCACCGAGCGTCGGCAGATGATGCAGGCGTGGGCTGATTTTCTTGATTCCCTGTGATGACTTTTTGCAAGGCGGACATCCGCCAGAGGGAAGAGCGGCCATGTTTTTCCGGCTGAGGATAGAATCCCGCCCAGACGCCTCGATACCATGTCGCCCGTGAAACGGGGATGACCTCAAGTACCTCTTTCAAGCGAAGGAGTCTGTCTTCCATTTTTTTCTCCAATTATCAGGTAAAAAAGAAAAATCCCGGTCAAAAAGCATACCGGGATTTTGTATATATGGGAGTGAAATATATTGTTCTATAGGGTTCAGGCGTTCTGTGATTTGCTTGATAGTCGTAAGGAACCCTTTGGGTTTTCGATAGCTCCGTTTTCATCCGCTTTCAGCGAGTGCAGAATCGACGTGTTCCTCGAGGATATGGAACCTCCTGTCGAGATCTCGCTTTGCGCCAGCAGACAGCCTGCGCTGGACATCATCGCTACAAGGAAAGCCCCTTTCGGGGCTACTTCGGTTCGCGGGGTTCGGGGATACACCTCATATTCCATGCGTCGCGCATATTTTTGGCGCTACGCCATCCGATAGATCTTACGATATACCAAGAAAAAACATATGAGAACGAGGTTATGCCAAGCCACTCAGCATGGTATGGTGGAGCCCCGATATATCGACCATGATAGATTACAGTCGGAAGTTTCCCGGTGAATGGGCATGGAAGCAAGTCAAGGCCGCCCCATACGACTCCCTTTTCCCCTTCCGGCTCATTTGGCGACGCAACGCGCCATTCCAGCCCATTGGGGATATGCCATTTCCATCCGTCCCATCTCGCACAACTCGGAAAATAAATATCAGGTTGGCATAGGGGAGAAAAGAGTTTCTCCGACCACTCCGGCTGCATGACCAGTCCCAGAATCTCCTGTGCGGGGATACGCCAGCGATATACTAGCTTGGCATCCGTAGGCTGCTGCTCGCTCCACAACGTCCAGCTATCCATCATATCCTCCTTGTTCCTTCGGTTCACGGGGTTCGGGGATGGGGCCTGCCCATTGGCCGCCGATGTCTTCCACGTGTTCCGCGTCATAGGCGCTGTGGTCATACGTTATCAGCCCGTGTATTGTCGGTATAAGCCTCACGTTGTATATCCAATGCTTACTGCCTGCATCCCACCTCCACCAATAGTTTCCTACCTCTTTCGGCGGCTCGTCCGTCCACGTCAGGTCACGGGGCATGGCGTTCCATGCGGCAACAGCCTCAGCGACGGTTTTTCTTGACGGGCCAGCCATGCGGCATTTTCGCATGTTCCCGCAGGCGACCCAGAGCTCTGACCCGTTGAAGGACCCACCAAGTAACGTCAGTTCTTCGGACATGGTTCCTCCGCGTTCTTGATAGCTACCCACTGCTTCGGTTCACGGGGTTCGGGGATGGGGCCTGCCCATTCATCGTCTGGTTCTACTTTCCACCTCACTGGCAGCGTGATCGGCAATATCACTGGCTTGGCGCCTCCGTTTCTGAACCAGTACCACCCGGGCACCTTCGGACGGCTGTCCGTCCACTCCAGCGCGCGGGGGAAGGCGTTCCATTGCCTGATCGCATATTCCGCGTTAACCTTTGGAGCGCAAGGGCCACACATCCCGCACGCAGTACAGAACCCGTAGGCTCTCGTATATGCTCTCAGGACCACATTGGTATTTTTGCACGCCGGGCACGGTAGCAACGTCAGTTCCTCACACATGCCCCACCTTCCTTCTTTCTCATATCCATCAATCCGGCGATGATGCTGTTGATCTTAAATTCTATGACACGATCAATGTATAAAAGAATCGTATCACTCTCTTTACCCAATCTGGTATCGACAAGTTCTTTGATCTTGACCTCAGCATATTCCTCGATGCTCTTTCTAATTCTCTTTTCAACCTCGGCATCTACCAAAGAAGCAATCCTGTCGTACAGGACCTCTTTGATGGTGCTATAGTGGTTCAGCCCGAATGCGCCACTTTGAATGTACTTTTCAATAGCTTTATTTACGGAGTCGGACAGATCGTTCTTTATCATCCGTTCAACGCGCTTTTCGATACCCTTGGTGAGGAAACTCTTCGCGGCCTTGTCGATGACCAAGGCGTCGATCTCGGCCTTCAAACTGGCATCACTCTCGATGATGTCCTTCACCAGCTTCTCACTCAGATTCAACGTCAACGTACTCATTCACTTCTCCTAGCTCTTTTGGTTGGGGTCATATTTTCTCCACGAAGTAGCCGGATGGTGAAGTCCGCATGGGCCGCATCAAAGCATGTGTATGGTGATGACAGTCTTTCGCGCCACTGGTCGCGCTCTTCTTTTGTTGGGTTCATATCATTTTTATCCCTTTAGTGCCTTGTAAATACGGACGACAACTTCTTGCAGTTCTGTTTTTTCATTCTGGGCATGTTCCAGTTCCCGGCACAGCCTGAAAATGGTAGCCGCTGACCCCATCTCGTCGAGCGCCTTGGAGTCTCCGAGCATGTCGCCAATGGCGGCGGTTCGGATGTAGTCGAGTTCTTCGGGGGTGATCATATCTTTCCTTTGGCTTCATAAAAAAGTTGTCTAAAAAAGAGATTGAGAATAAGGTAGTTACAAATAGAGAGGAAAAGCGAAGTTTCTGAAGTCTTTTCAGGTGTAACCTACTGAAAAGCAGAGATACTTTTGTAAAAGCCTCTAGTTATCCGCCGTGTAGGCGGCTTAGAAGTCGGCGACATGCTCGGAGACTCCCGCGCTTTTGTTATCCGCCGTGTAGGCGGCTTAGAAGAACCGGAGCGACAGCGCGTTCCCGTCACCGGGTTATCCGCCGTGTAGGCGGCTTAGAAGTATCTGGTCGGACGCCTAGCCACTTCATCGGCATCACCCCCTTCCAGGACCAATTGCCCACAACACCCAAAGAAAAAAGGCGACCCACATCAAAGTGAGCCGCCTTTCGTTTGGGGTCATTCGTCGCCTTCGTATGGTGTTACATCCAGCACGTTGTAGGCGTACCTGTGCCGTCGGGATGGTTTGCCCCCTTCCGTGATGGGGAGCACGCGCAGGTCGTAGTAGGGGTAGGAGGGGGTGAAGAGGATTTTATCGACCTTTGCCGGACTGGTGCCGTCGCGGTCCCATCCGGATACGAGGTCGCCTTCCTTGTAGGGGCAGGCGGCGACGGCGGCGTCACGTTTGGCGATTTCAAGAGCGTTCTTCGCCTGTTGCACGGCGCGTTCGCACCTTCTGACCTCATCAACGAGTTCCATGATTTCAGCGTCGTTCATTACCGTTCCGTGTGATGCGTGTTGAGGTTATGGGTTCATCTTTTGCCTGAGCTGGTCGGCAAGCTCGGGAACCACGCCGAGCAGGGCCGCCCGGAGTATCGGCTCAAGGCTCTCTGCCGCCTGCTGTTCCGACAAAACAGGCGTCGGGGGTGTATCCGTTCCCGCCACATACTGCGGGCCTTCGCCGGTGCGGATCCACGAGGGATTGAGGCCTTTCTTATTGAAAAGCGTCAAGATCCAAGAATCGGGGATGTGGTTGCGCCGTTTCGCATCCGAAATACTGCTCTGCTTCACACCGAGCATAGCGGCGATATCCGTTTGCGTGCGCAGGCCCGTGGACTGAAGTATCCGCTCATAGGCGTCTTGGAAAGGCATGGCAAGTTCTCCTGTGAAGCCCCCGGATTGGGAGACTATCGTTTCGGTCGCGGGCACCCGCACACGGGACAGGCCGCAAACTTGTGGCTTGTGCCGCACTTGGGGCATTCCGTCGGCGGCTTGCCGCCGGAGGTTTTCAGCCCCTTGCAGGCGGCGTTGATGCGGGCGAAGTTCTTTGCCTTGCGCTTGCCCGTCCATTCCGGGCGGTTCGGGTCGTCATAACCGGGCATGGTCAGCCTCCACAGTAGCCGTAGCGGTCGGGGCAGGTACGGCACGTAGAGCAGATGCGGCATGTTTCCTCATAGGGGCATACCTTCCCGTCAGTTTTTCCGTCTTGCCATTTGGGGCATTCTTCGCCCGTACACTTTTCGTATTCGATGATCTCGCAGTTGATCTGGACACCGTTGACATGGTGCTCATAGATTTTGGCCATCGGCATCAGCGGGCAATGCTGTCTTTTCGCCATGCGTCTGGTCAGCACGGTATTCCCTCCTTCGGGGCATCCTTCCATGTCCAGCGGTCCTCGTCGCCGCCGTGTCCGGGATCGGGGTTCAGGCTGCACCCGCCGCAGGGGAAGCCGTCCACGGTGCTGGTGACGTGGGCGCAGGTCTTGCACTCGCGGCGCGGTTCCCAGTTGTCGGCATCGCCGCCGTTTGCCTGTGCGCAGGCCATGCAGGGCTCGGCCTTTTCCGTGCCGTCAGCGGAAAGGTGTCGGCACGACAGGCAGGTGCGGGCGTTGGCGGTGGGCGGGGCGGGCAAGGTGAGCACTTCGGCCCGGCCTTCGCCGTTGTCCGCAGGCTTGTCCGGGGTGACGAGTTCAAGGCGGTGCTGCCGCTCCTCGGCTGTCATCGGGCGGCGGCTGACTTCCTTGCCCGTCACGGAATCGCACCATACGACCTCCATCGTCGTCCGATCTTCAAAGCGGTCGCAGGAGACGGTTTCAAACCGTTTGCCGGAACGGTATTCCGCTGCCGCTTCCGCAGCCTTGGAGACGGAAAGGTCGATGCGTGCCTTGTAGTCCTTCTTCACGGCGAGCAGTTCCGTTTCCAGCTTGTCGCGTTCGCGCAGGGCGTCCGCCATTTCGGAGCCCAGCTCAAGGAGCTGTTCATCGGTGAGATCCACCAGCACCTCGATGTTTTCCCGCCCGCAGGCGCGGACGTCATGCGGCCCCGCATCGTCCGGGGTGAGCCCGGTGTCTTCCCACGCCTCGCGCAGGATGTCGCAGGCGATGGTGTCGCCCACGTCTATGTCCTCGGCGTCATGCAGGAAGGCGTCGGTAGAGAGTTCCGTGCCGTGGCCGTGTTTGTCCGAGACGATGCAGCATTCGCCGTCTTCGGAGAACTCATGGATGGTGAGGGTGACGCGGACGTAATCCGTGGCGTCCTGTTGTTCCTGACTCATGAAAAGTCCTTTGCCGGGGTACATGCCCCCCGGCGGGCTCTATGGGGACGGCGCGGGAGGTGGGCGCCGGTTACATGACGGTGACGGTGGCCACGGAACGGAGTTGCGCGAGGAGTTCCTGCACGGCCTGTTCGCGGGCCGGTTCGTAGGCGACGGACAGGATCAGGGTCGTCGTGACCGGGGGGGCCGTGGGGAAGTCGTCCTCTTCGATAAAGGGGGCTGCGGGCGGTGGCGTCGGCACGGCCTGCCTGGTCTGCCGGGCTTCCTCTGCTGCGGCTTCGCGCGCGGCCTTGTCCTTTGCCTGCTGCTCGCGCAGGCTGGCCTCCGCCGCGAAGACCTGCCCGATGACGCCCGCGGCTTCTTCGCTGGTAATGTCCAGCGACAGGCAGGGCGCGAACTTGCCCATCGGGAGGCTAAAGCCGTACTCCTCGGCCTTGGCCTTCAATGCGGCTTCAACCATCGTAGCGCGGTCGGCCCTGGCCCGTTCAAGCTGTTCGGCTGCGGCCTTGTCCTGCTTGTGCTTGAGGATGATGTTCTGGATTTCGGCGTGCAGCTGGGCCTGCTTGATGCTCTTGTTGAGCCACGGTTCCTTGATGGGGATGTCGAGTTCCGGCACGCCTTCGCTGTTTTTCAGGGCGTCGATGACGAACTGGACGCTCTGGTGGCGGCCTTCGCGGTCGCGCCGTTCGAATTCCTTGACCTGCCTGTTCAGGCCTTCACGGACTTCGACGACGCGGGCGACCAACGCCTTGGCTTCGGCGTCGAACGCTTCCAGCGGCCCGGCGATCTGGCGGGTGATCTCCTTGCGGGCGTTGTCGAGCCTGTCACGGAGCTTGTTCAGCCCCGCCATTTCGGACTTGATGGCGGGCACGTCCTCTTCTTGCACCACCAGTTTCTCGTATTGCTCCAGCGTGGCGTCGAGCAGGGCGGACACGGCGTCCCGGTTCCAGTTGATGACCAGCGGCGTCGCGGTGACGGCAAGGTCGAACTGCGCCAGTCCGGTGGGTTGCATCTGCACGGGCGGGAGGGCTTCCAGTATTTCTGCGGTCTGTGTCATGGTTGTATCCTGTTGGTTTTGCTAGAAAGGAACATCGTCCATACCGGAGGCCTCGGACGGGAAGGCGGGGCCGAGGTCTTCATAAGCGGATGGGGGAGGGGCGTGGCGTCGGCCTTGCTGCCTGCGCCCGCCTTCCTGCTGCTGGCTGGACTGCCCGTCCGCCTTGCGGTCGAGGAACTGGACGCGCTGCGCCTTGATTTCCGTGGCGAAACGGTCCTGCCCCTGCTGATCCTGCCACTTGCGGGTTTCGAGCCTGCCTTCGATGAAGACGAGACTGCCCTTGGCGAGGTACTGCGAACAGTTTTCCGCCGCCTTCTGGAACACGACGATGCGGTGCCACTCGGCCTTTTCGACCTTCTGCCCGCTGTTGTCCGTGTAGGATTCGTCCGTGGCGACGCTGAACGTACAGACGGGACTGCCGCTCTGGGTGTATTTGAGTTCCGGCTCGCGTCCGAGCCGCCCGATGATCATCACTTTGTTGAGACTCATGGATTCTCCTGCTGGCGGGATAAAAGAAAACCCCGTCCGATGGTCGGGCGGGGCACGGATTACGCGGCGCGGGTCTGGCCCGCTTCAATCTGCTTCCGGCGTACCCGGAAGGCTTCACGGATGGCGGCAATCTCCGGGTGGTTTTCCGGGACGGCAAGGCGGGTTGCTGCCGCGTACAGGGCCGTGATCGTCTCGCAGGCGTTGAACTCGGCAATGACCTGATCCGCCGGGATGATGTTCGGGATGGATGACGTGGGGCGGGGCTTTTCGGGAGACGGCGTTTCCCGCTTCGGCGCGAGTTCCTTGCGGCGGTCGAGGAACAGCCGGGAAAGCTGGTTGAAGTGGCGGTGTTCCTTTTCAACCCGCACCTTCTTCCAGTATTCCTGCAGTTCCTCTTCCGTGGTCATGCGGGCGAGTTCCGCGCGTACCTTGTCGAAGTCCACGGGGCCGCTCATGACCTGCGGGCGGGCGTCCTGCCTCGGCTGCACGGGCTCAGGCGTCTCGGCGTCGGGGTCGTCCTGTCCGATGTCCTCGGTGGGGATGCAGAACGTCTGGAGCAGGGCGTACTTGTGGGCCACAGCCATAGCCTTGTTGGTGGCCTTGTCCGAAGTGTCTCGGCCCTCGCCCATGACCGTGCAGGAAATGGACGAGCCGTCAGCATGGAAGAAGCGGTACTCCACGGAAAGGGTCACGCACTGCATCGCACCGCCCTTTGCGGTCGTGCGGTCTTCGCTGGCCCGGGAGAGCACTGTGGGGGCCATGAATACCTTATGCTTTGCCAGAAGCGGATGCAGCGCGTTGTACACGTCGTCGATGCCGCGGTACTTGAACCCCTGTTCCTTGTTCTTATTGTCCTTCCCGATGGACGGGATCTCCGCGAGGATTTCCGCCATAGCCTGATAGATGCCCGTGGGCTGCGGCTGGTCACACATCGTCGTCTCCTTCCGTCGTTTTCCGGCGCAGGGCCTTGCGCCGTGCGGCATTGCCCGCCGCGATCATGAGTTCCTCGTCCGTCCAGGGGCCGTGTTCGTCGCTGTAGGCGTCGTCCGTCCAGTTCATCGCATTGCCTCCGTGAACGGGGCCATTCGTTCAAAGAGTTCCTGATCCTGCCGCTCAAAATAGCCCACGAGCAGAAAGCAGAGGAACAGGAGGAGCACCGCCAGCCACGGCCTTTTCCAGATGTCGATCTTCATGCCGCCGCCCTCCGTGCCATGATTTTAAGGTAGTTGGCCTTTGCCAGAAACGACCGTGCGGCGTTCTCGCACGCCGTGGCCAGCGTTTCGGCGGTGTAGTGTTCCGCGCAGGACGAGCAGATCCAGAAGTCGCGGTGCCTTCTGAGCCTCACGGCCTTGTCGTACTTGAGCTTGCAGTGCGGGCAGAAGATGGCGGCGCTCATGCGACCCTCCTTGCGTCGAGCTTTTCAATCCACAGGCCGACGACTTCGGCATCGGAAACATGCCCGGCGCGTATATCATCATAGAGCGCGATGAGTTCCGCCGCGTCGCATTCCCCGCCGCATTCCGGGCAGGTGAACAGGCCGTTTTCACAGGTGAGGCTGTGGCGTTCGCCCTGCTCAAGGCAGTTGGGGCAAGGGAAATGCTCCCGGCTCAGGGCCGTGTCGCGTGCCAGCCGCGCGGCAAGGTTCTCTTCCGCGTCGCGCTCAATGGCGCGCATGATGCAATCTTCCGGGTGATAGCAGGTTCCAAAGGCCCCCTCACGTCCGCAGTTCGTGCCGTAACACATAGAAATACCCTCGTTTTGATGTTTGGCTTGGCGTCCCAAACCCAATGAAAAAGCCCGGTTGGTTCCGGGCTTTTCGATGGGGCTAGGCACGAAAAAAGGCTCCTCGTTTCCGGGGAGTCTTTCGGGTGTGTTTTTGCAGATGGTCAGGCGACCTTGATGGGAGTTCTCGTCAAATCCCCCTGACCGGCAAGGAGTCCTTCGACGGAAATGTCTTCATCAAGGTGTTCCCAGTGAATACCGAACGCGCTCAATTCAAACCGTTCGCGTTCCGCAACCGTCGCATTGAGCAGACGGGGGAACCAAGCAAGAGGAACGCCGATGACGCGGGCGTCATTCAGCCCCACCCACATGGAATCCTCGTCGAACCAAACCTTTTTAGGCGAAATAATCATGATACGCCCCCTTCAGGATGTCCCGTTTTTCCTGAACGAGCTTGCATATTTTGCGCAGCTCCTGCGCGGAAAAACCGGCATTGAGCAGAACGCCGTACGGTTCGACGAGTGAGATTTTCGCTTCTCCGTCTTGGCTTCTGACGTGGATGTGAGGGGCCTTTACCGGATTTCCTTCATTGGAATAGAAGAAAAAGCGATAGGGCCCGACGATAAGAATAACGGGCATTATTCCCTCACTTTTTCAAAAGAATAGCGGGTTTCACGACCTCTGTCCATACGCTTCGACCGTGTGTGCTCGGGCTTGCGCTGAGCGCCGTGGGGTACGTTTCCTCGCCGTACAGCGTCCAGTTGAGGGCCGTCATCGCGCCTGTTTTCAATGAGCGGGTCGGGGTGGGTTCCCGTCCTTCGTTGAAAACAAGGTAGGTAAAAATTACCTTATAGTCAAGAGAAAGAGCAAAATTTTTCCCTAAAGAGGGGTAACAAAAAAGCCGCCCATTATGGCGGCTTGATAGGTCGTTTTATATTAACGGGTTACTCTATTTGTGGGTTGCTAAAAGGGCCTTTATTTTTTCCTGTTCCTCTTTTTGGGCCGTTTCCGCATCCGCAAAAGCCTGTTTAATCACCTTTTCCCAAGGCAAACCGAGGGCTGCTAAGAGGTTCATTACGTCGGTCATTCTGAGTTGTTGGGGTTTACGATTTTCACCCGAGCCCTGCCCCTTTCTGATTGATTGAACTTTCCGTCGGGAATCCGCCACATGAGGAAAAGCAAGCGAACCAAGTGCTTGTTCAGTCATACCTATGACTTTACGGCGCTCCTCAAGTGCCTTGCGGATGGATTCTTCAAACGCAGCCATCCCTGTTTCATTAAGCACTTGCATGTCTCCTTTTCCTCCAATCATAGCAAAATCACCTCTTTTCATCTCGGCGTAATTTTATGTATTGACAAGAGAGGTAAAGTTTACCTATCAAAGAGTCAAGCATGGCTTGCCCCGTGAGGTGAACGCCACCGCCTGCTCATTGACAACCAGCCCCGACGAACCCGCCGCCGACGCCGCGCCCGGACGTGAACAACGCCGACCGCCGCCGGGGGAACAGGGGGAGGGATGCCCGATAGGATCGGGCCGCGCTTGTGACGCCGTTTTCGAGCTGGGCGCGAAACCTCAAAGCTCAAAAAGGATTTTGATTCCTTTTTGAGTTCTTGAGCAAGATGTAAAAACTGAAATGATTACACCGTTGAGCCGTGCCTTGGACATGAAAACAGGCGGCTCCGAAGAACCGCCTATAGTAGAGCCGCCGAACTTTTTTAGAAGCTTGCCGCTGTTTGCGGTTCCGTAAAACCGCCTCCAAGAGTTGGTAGCCGCCGAACTTCCCTAGAAGCTTGCCGCTGCTTGCTAGCAGAAACAAAAAAAGTGGTTTTGTGTCAATTAGATGTTAAATGTAAACAGTTATAATGTTAAATATAGATTTTTTGTATACGTTGCACACAAATTGATTCCTTTCCACAAAACCCGGCGGGGCCATCCCCGCCGGGGGCGCACATCTCCATACGCCTCAGGTCCACGCATGGGTTGGGGAGACGGGAGATCCGCCGCCCCTTTTATGCAAGGATCATCAATCGATAGGAATAAGCTTGTAACCGAGTTCTCGCGCCATGAGTTCAAGAGGCTGGATGTTCCCTGTGGCTTTGAGGATTGCCATGAACGTCTCTGCGCTGAGTTTTGCACCTTTGCCATAGGGGTTGCACTCCCTGAGCAGAGTCGAGTAGGGTTTTCCAATGGCGGATGCTATTGCTTTTGCAGGCATATCGCCATCAATGACAAGAGTGTGGACGGATTCAAGAAGTTTGCTCATGATTTTTCCTGTAGTTTTTTGTACTAACAGACTATAAAGCTTCCCTTTTTCGGTGAGCTCTATGCTCCTAATAGATATGAAGTATTTTGTTCTCTATCTAATTTCATCCTAAAAGTGAATCCTTCTTCCTTTTTCTTCCCCACTCTTACCAGATACGTTCAAGCATGGTTTAAGAGTACGATTTTTCGTACTCACCTCGTGCTATGTGGTAATTTGTCGTTTTTTATCACGCATTACGGCCCGGCGCTCGTCACACCTTCGCATGCCGGGGCTGCTCCTCCCGGCTTTTTCGGATGGTTTCATGGCCTGTCGCTTTAACCGGTCAATCCCGGCTCACTCCATCCCCGTCCCGCCGTCCCTACGCGGCCTGTCTTCACATCACCCCATTTCCTGCCGTCGCGTGCTTCCCGCTCCCAAAGGCTTGCGCTTGCCGTGCTCGTACTTGTTGGGGCTTCCTCCGTCCGGTTCCAGCTTTAGCGGGCCGTTGCCGCGCCACTCGCCTTCCTCGTTCGTCGTGAAGACAATATATACGTATACGAATTTTGCGTCAATAAAAATTTCATATATGTATATATTGAATCAAAAAATACCGCCGACACCAAACGGCATCGACGGTCACGCCCGGCAGGGCACAAAAAAGCCCCTCACGAGGAGGGGCTGGATAAAAAAGAAATGCCTGTAACTGTTATTTAGAAGTAGAAAAATTGGGGGAAACAGAATAAATTGTTCCAACAGGATGAATTTGTATATTTACACTTGGCATAGTAGGGACAGAGGTCGTCTGGATAAAAAAACCGGTATTGAGCGCACTTGTACCCTTGTTACGATATACGATCAGCTGTCCAGATTTGGGATTATTTTTGGGAAGGTTGTTCATAAGTCTATTCCTCCTGTGTACGTTGATCCATGGCCTGCAAGAAAGGTACTGGCATTGGTGAGAACTGTTGGGGAAGCATAGGCTGAATGCCACTAATTTGTCCAGAACTTATAAAGCGGTGGGACCCACCATCGATACTTTCTAGTAAGGCCCTAGTACATTGATAGGAAACAGGTTGCGACTCAGAGGCTACAAAGTATGACGGATTGAAAGGAGACCGCAATTCCATTTCTACCTTTATATCATTATAAATAGATTTTATTGTTTTATAAAGTGCATCACTTGGAATTTCTATTGGCAATTTAAGATCATTTTTTGCTTCACGTCTGCTAATAGTATAATCATGACTCCCTGAATCACTACATAAGAAAGCAATAACCTTTTTGCGCATTTCTTCATTTTTCATATGACTTTGCAATAATTTATCTGCAAGCATTTTAATTTGCTCACGAGATCTGGCTACATTTCCCAATGCTAGAGGATTTATACATTCAGTTAATTTCTGAAAGGCAAGTTGAAGATTTGTTTGTTCAGCCATTTCTTTTTTTGCCAATGCAAAGTATCCAGCAACATCCTCTACACTTACTGGTTGTTGAATACTATTCATAACAGGATTAAAAGGTGTATTTACACTGGGATCTACAGGGCTTAGCGTTGCCTGTTTTGTCATAATAATATTATCAGCCCCAATAGAGATAAGCGTTCCTGAACTATGAGCAACATATGGAATAATAACTTCAAAAGTGTCACAAAACATTTTAATTAAATTAACGATATTCCATGCTGCAAGAATTTGTCCTCCTCTACTGTATAAAATAAGACTTATTTTTTTGGATTTATTGAATATACTGTCTAAGTGCTCACTAAACATGTCTACGACTTCTGGAGAAATCTGGGTTTCCATGCCTACACGATCCCCTGTAATATAGGCAATCACCTTTGAATTTCGCATCTCTTCAATTTCTTTATACAGTTTTACACGCTGATGGTACATTTAAATCCTCCTTATTTTAGAAAAACAAATAAATTGCTCTATAGACAATATTAACATCGATAGAGACTAAATGGTAATTTCTCCCCGCTCCGGCGGGGATTTTCATTTACAGCTCACATCACTCCACGCCCACACGGTAACTAAACAAGCTGCCAAGTCCAAACAACTTTCCCAATAATGATGTTGTCGTATCCCTCATTAGAAACTTTCTGTGGTTTCCATCTGGGATTGTCTGAATGGAGGATAATATTGCCATCCTCATCTTGCATAACTCTTTTAACAACCAAACCAAATGGGGGACGCTGTACAAGGTAAATGCCGCCGTCCTCTAGTTCGTCGTCAAGAGGGATAACACCTACATAAGCCCCTTTTAAGATTGTAGGTTCCATACTGTCGCCAGTAACTTTAACGGCACGAACATCGGGAAGATTATATTGAGGGAGAACAGGGATCATATTTTCTGGAGCGGTAGAAAAAAATTCAGCTGGTAGTCCGGCACCTGCTTCTTCAAAGACAGGTATCTCATGTAAGTTGTCCCCTGTTACGTTTTCAGTAGGAGAGTGACAGGCCATACGACGCATTACAGGATACCTTTCTTCATCCGGGAAAATCACCAATGCCCCCATAGCTGACAATATTTTTGACACCTTATCGAGCCCAAGTTGCTGAGCTTTGACCCCTAAAGCGCGCGACAAGTTCGCCTGACTGACGCCACATTTTTGAGCAAATGCAGCTATCTGGCGTTGATCTGAAATGTCCCTCAACCGAGCCATGAGTTTTTCTTCTAGTTCCATACGTTCCTGCATACGATACTGAGGACAAAAAGTCATCTTTCGTAAATGTAATTTTACTTGCATATAGATACGTATATGTATAAACTTACGCCATGAACACCGAACTTTTCAGAACTCACTTGCGCGAAAGAATGCAGATTACCCGGGCAACCCAGATAGAAGTCGAAGAAAAGACTGGAGTTTCTCAGGCGTCGATTTCGCGTTTTTTGTCAGGGGCAAGGATTAATTCTGACAACTTGTTCAAGTTATGGGAGTTCGTTTACGAGGGGCAATTTCCAGCCACCCTCAGCACTCCCACCGAACCCGAAGAGGTGAATCATGGACTGGCCTGATATCGCCGCGAAGGTGGCCTTCTTCGCCCTCATGGGGTTTATTTTCTGGCTTGATCGTGACTAACCCCGCCGCGCACCGCCGGGCCACGGCTTCCGGCGTGGGGTAGTCCTCGGCGCGGTAGCACTTCCAGCGGATGGTGCCGCCGGACAGGATACGGACGCGCCAGACGGGGCCGCGCAGTGTGATGAGCAGATGGACTGTAGGTACAGGCATGGGGTCCGAACCTTTTTCAGCCATCTTATCGGAACGCAACAGGCCGTAAAGTTGAAAACTTCAGAGGAAAAGCAGGATGGCCGACTACAAGAACATGACTGCAATCGAGACGCTTCGGGAAGCCAAGGACGCCAGCGGCATGACCGCCGAAAGCATAGCGCAGGGAGTGGGCATCACCGCGACGCATTTGCGCCGCTATCTTGATCCCAATGACAACTACGCGCCGAGCCTGCACGTCATCCCCGTTTTGTGCAGGGTGATGCGGAATACAATCCTCCTCCAGTGGCTCGAAGCGCAAATTGTAGCTGATGACACTCCGGTGACGCCTGCCGCGACGCGCGCGGATGTGCTGACGGCGGTGGCGCGTGCGGGTTCGGCCCTTGGCGAGGTGCAGCGGATCGTCGCCGAGGCGCAGGTGCTTTATCCGAGTACGGCGCGGGAGATCCGTTCCGGGCTTGGGGACGTGATCGCGGCGTGCCGGAGCGCGCAGGCCGGGCTGCAACCACTGGCGGAACGGAGGGATCGGGATGTGGTTCTGGCCAGCCTGTCGGACGGAGAGCAGGCGCCACCGGTGGCGATGCCCGAGCCACTGACGGGAGAGTGCCGCAAGCCGTGGTGGAAGGTGTGGAGGTAATGATGAGCGTCGTACCGAAAAATCCGTACGAAAATACTTCGCATGGAACGCGCTGTTTCCGGGCAGGGAAAAAAGAACTGGGATAACCTCTCTTCAAAAAGAAGGAGGAGGAGCCGATGAGCGGGCTGCGAATTTTTCAGAACAGGGAGTTTGGGGCCGTGCGCGTGATCGAGTACGGAGGCGAGCCGTGGTTTGTGGCGCGGGATGTATGCGCCGTCCTCGGAACGGAGACGCGGGATCTGCCGGACATTCTGGAGCACGACGAGCAACGCCCTATTGTCGATATTATCCACACTCTGAATGATTCCACAGGATTGCGACGCGATAGCCGTATCATTTCAGAACCGGGCCTGTACTCGCTCGTCCTCCGGTCCCGCAAGCCGGAGGCCAAGGCGTTCAAACGCTGGATCGTGCATGAGGTTATTCCGTCCATCCGTAGGACGGGCGGCTACGGCGCCCTAGCGCTTCCGAACTTCAGGAATCCGGCGGAGGCGGCGCGGGCGTGGGCGGACAAGGAGGAGCAGCGGCTTCTTGAAGAGCAGAAGCGTCTCGCGCTGGAGCAGAAGATGGAGGAGGTGAGGCCCAAGGTGGTCTTCGCCGAGTCCATCGAGGTCGCCAAGACCAGCATCCTCGTGGGGGAAATGGCGAAGCTCATCAAGCAGGCCACGGGCTACGACATCGGGCAGAACCGCTTTTTCGAGTGGCTCAGGAACAGGGGCTACCTGCACAAGGATGGTTCCCAGACCAACATGCCTACCCAGAGAAGCATGGATGCCGGATGGATGGAGATCAAGGAGGGCACCCGCATCGGAAGCAGTGGGGAAAGCCGCATCACCCGCACGCCGAAAATCACGGGCAAGGGGCAAATCTACTTCATCAACCTGTTCAAGAAAATGGTGGAGTCATGATCATCCGCTGCCGCCACCGTATCCCGTCGCCCGAGGCCGTGGGGTTCCTCACGGTGGAAGGGCTCAGGGAAGCCGCCGCGCAATATCCGCACCTGCGGCCCTGCAAGAAGCATGGCTGGAACTGGCTGTATCGGACGGCCTGCGCGAAGTGTGGAGACAAAGTTGAAGTGCCGCTTGAAGGTTCGGCACGCGAACACGAAAAAGGCCCGCTGTGGAGCAACGGGCCAAAAGGGGAAAAGATGATGCAAGTTCATCAAAACGTTGAAAACAGTATGCCCGCAATCGGGTCTGCCGTCAAGGGAAAGGTGTGAGTATGGGCGGCTATTTCAAGGTCTGGCGCAAGATTGAGGACTCGAAGTCGTGGAGCCGGGGCGCACTGTATCGTGGGCTGATGATCACCCTTCTCCAGAAGGCGAACTGGAAGCAAGGATACTTTCATGGGCAGGAAATCCTGCCGGGCCAGCTTGCCTGTTCCGGGGCTTCGCTGGCGAGCGAGCTTGACCTGTCGCGGTATCAGGTGATGCGGATGCTGGCGACGCTTGAGGACGACGGCTTCATCTCGCGTCAGACTTTCGGAAAAGTATGCACGCTGATCACCGTCGTGAATTGGCAGTTATACCAGTCTGCTACGGAAGAGGCCGCACAGCAGCCGCACAACGGGCGCACAAGCAGCGCACAGGTTCCGCACACGATAGAAGAAGGGAAGAAAGCAAGAAAAGAAATCCCTCCTGCATCCGCCGATGCAGCGGAGGAGCGGGCTTCCCTTTTGGGGAAGGAAAAGCAGGAAGGCGCAGGGGCGCGCACAGGTTCCGCACACGTTACGAACAAGGCCCCCAGATCTGCCGCATCCGCTACCGGGGAAGGGCCCGCACCTGAACCGGCGTATCGGACGGCGACCAAACGTGTCCTCACGGGGCAGCGGCTGGCGTGGTTCAACCGCGTGTGGGACGCCTTCGGCTACAAGCGCAACAAGGCCGAGGCCGCAGACGCTTTCATCGACATTGAGGGGCTGTCCGAGCCCCTGGTGGCCGCCATATGCCGGGCGGCGGAACAGGAAGCGGCGCGCAGGCCCGACCTTGTGGCGCGGGGCAAGACGCCGAAGATGCTGACGGGCTGGCTGTCCGGGCGGCGATGGGAGGACGAGGCGGACGCACCGCCCCCGCTTGTGCCGGTTGCGGCCCGTGGCCCTCTGCTCGGCGATCCCGTCATCGACGTGCCGACGCAGGAACAGCGCGATGAAGGCTGGAAGGCGGGCTTGTCGTTCATGGAGAAATGGCGGCATGGCGAGAGGCCGAATCAGGCCGGACAGTTTGACCGCCGGAAGCCGCTGCCCATTCCGGCGAATTTCAGGAGCGTCCTGCAACGGGCGCTGTAGGAGAATATATGAGTGAAGCACTTACGGCGGAATCGTTATCCGGCCCTTTGCGCTCTGTCGCGGAACGCTTGGGAATGCCGTTCGTTTTCCGGCTGGTCGAGCACTTTGGAGGAACGACCGTGGCAATACCGTCCGGGAGTGCCGGGAAAAAACAGTATCGGCGTCTGTGCGCGGCGTTGGGGGATGAATCGGCCTCAGCGTTGTGCCGGGAGTTTGCGAGACGGGCAATTTACATCCCCAACCTCAAACAGGCGATGCTGGACAAGCGCAACTCGTCTCTGAATATGGAACGGGACGAACTGGCCGGAAAGGGGCACAGCGAGAGAACCTTGGTTGCCATCCTTGCCCGCAGGTACAGCCTCTCCGAGCGGCAGGTATGGCGCATCCTGAAGCAGCCGAGGACTCCGGGGGAGGCAACGCAATGAGCGATACCTGCACCTTTGCAGAATTCCTCGACCATTGTACGGGCAGGAAGGTGATGCCGCCCCCGGCACAGGCGAAGAAGCGGCCCTCCTGCCCTCCTGAGTCGGAAGAGCAGAAAGCCCTTTTCGACTGGTGGCAGCGAACGCCGTATGCCCGGCACTTCGTCATGTACCACATCCCCAACGGCGGGCGCCGGGACAAGATCACCGGGGCGCGGTTGAAGGCCGAGGGCGTGGTGGCGGGCGTGCCGGATATTTTTCTTGCCTCGCCCCGGCAGGGGTTCCACGGGCTGTACATCGAGATGAAGCGCCAGCGCGGGGGGACGGTTCAGGCCACGCAGAAGGAGCTGATCACAGCACTCCGTCAGGCCGGGTACCGCGTCGAGGTCTGCATGGGCTGGTGGGAGGCGCGGGAAGCCATCGAAAACTATCTGACCGGGGAAATCCCCAAAGGAGCGTCCAGGCGTGTCGAGCCAGCAGCAAACCAGCAGTCCCTCGCGGATCGTCGAGGTTGTTGTGCCGTTCAGGGAAGATGAAAGCTTTGTAGACAGGCTGGCCCGCGCCAATGCCGCCCTCGGCAGGGCTATCCATGCGCAACTCCCCGCGTGGAACGTCAAGCGCAACGAGATCGCCGTATTCGGGCCGCAACGGGCGCATCGCAACGGAAGCGTCTCGTATGTCTACCGGCTGGTCGAGGACCGCAAACCGCTGTTCGGCAAGGGAAGGGGGGCTGAAAGGGCGCTCATGAGGCACGAGATATGGAGTCAGCAACCGGAATCCGCAGCGCAGTAGGCTGGTGAAAGGTGGGTGATGTCGTGGAACTGATGGAAGCGGCCGTTCTTCTCGGCAACGGCGGGCAGCGGGGCGGAGCGGTCATGATTGCGGCGTTGGCCCGGCGCATGGAGGAGGCGCGGAAGAAACATCCGGTGTTCGCGGAGGGCAAGTACCATGCGCTCGGCGTCATCGGCGCGGAATATGAGGAACTCGTGCGGGCGGTGGAGCGCGAAACGCCGGAACGGGTACGGGATGAGGCGCTTGATGTGGCGGTAACCGCCTTGCGCCTCTGGGCGGGGGAAGAGATATGCCTGTGATGGCGATTGGGTACATTCCTCAACTTCTTTTCAGCCGCAAAGAAATACGGGATGCATTTCAAGTCGGGGATGACACGGTAACGCGCTGGATTGAACAAGGCGCTCCCATCGTAGTGGAGGGCAGGGGGAACAACGTCCGCTACTGTGCGGAGGTTGCAGCGTTGCAGGCGTGGAGGGTTGTAACGAATCGGGCGCAACGGAGCAAATCGTTGCGCCCGGAAAATCTTGTCAATCCCCCTGACGTACAGTCCCCGTACGGCTGACGTGCGGCTCACGCAAAGAAAGGCCAAAACCTCATGTTACGCTCCTGAGCAAAAATCAGGAGCGTTTTTTCATGTCCACTCTTCGTTTTTTCAAGCCTGAGGAATTCGCCTGCAAATGCGGGTGCGGGCGCGGGTATGACGACATGGACGCAGGACTCCTGCGTATGCTCGACGAGGCGCGTGCGCTGGCGGGCATTCCGTTTTCCCTCTCTTCCGCTTTCCGTTGCGCCAAGCACAACAAGGCGGTGGGCGGGGTGGCTGATTCCGCGCACACCCACGGCTATGCCGTGGACATCAAGTGCACGTCCTCCCACTACCGTTTCCGCATCGTTTCCGCGTTGCTTGAGGCCGGGTTCCGCCGCATCGAGGCCGGGCCGACGTGGGTTCATGTGGACAACGATCCGGCCAAGCCGCAGGACGTCATCTTTTACGCTGCCGGGAGGGTGTATTGATGGATTTTTCCATGATTTCCGATTTCCTGAATTCCCAGACCGGATCTTGGGCTTTGTTCCTGTCCGCCGCCAGCGCCGTGTGCGCGTGGGCCGCCACGCTCATGCCCGCCCCTTCGGAGACATCCGGCGTTGTCTACCGGACCCTCTACAAGGTCATCAACTGGATCGGGGCGAACATCGGCAAGGCCAGAAACGCCGATGACGCGCAGAAGCAGAGGAAGCTCCAATGAGGGGGGACATGCCATGCAGACGTTCCTTCGCCTTCTGGAAGCGGTGGCATCCCTCTGGGCTTCATTCCGCGCGTATGCCGAACGCCGCCGCGCTTCCGCTGCTCGTGATGCTCTGTCTGCCGCTCCTGTGCGGGTGCTCTGCGGCAAGCTCGGCGGACAGCCGGACAATCCCGCTGTCGCCCATACTGACGAGCCTGCGTCCGGTGACGCTGGACGGGATTGAAGGGGCATGGATGGACTGGCGCGACGCTCAGGCCCTTGCCGCGTGGATCGACGGCGTGGAAACGGCACGGTGAGCGACGACATGCAGATGCTCCGCGATCTCGGCGAAGTGAAGGCCGAACTCTCCGCAGTCAAGGCGGAACTGGCCGGGCTGCGCGAGCGCATCGACGATGTCGTCATCTCAAACCTGCGAGACCACGGCAAGCGAATGTCCATGCTCGAAACCCGTGTTGCCGCGCTCGAAGCCGCCGAGAACCGCCGGGCCGGGGGCATGGCCGCGCTGGTAGCCGTGGCGGCTGCGGCAGGTGCGGCCGGAAACGTCCTTTCGCGTTGGATTGCGGGGTAACTATGAGGAAGCAGCGGTACGACTGGGAAACGATCAGGGCGGAGTATGAAGCCGGTTCCAGCATGGGCAAGCTCTCCGACAAGTACGGCGTGGACAAGGCCGCCATCAGCCGCCGGGCGAAGAAAGAGGCATGGGCTCAAGATGTTACGGGTGCCGTTGATCGGGCTGTTGACGCAAAAGTCAACGGCATCGTCAACACCGTTGACCCTGAAAAAAAGGCCGCTGCCATCGCTTCCGCCGCTGACGAAAAAGTTGCGGTCATTATCCGGCACCGCGAGGAATGGGAGACACAACGGGAGCTGGTCACAACGGCCATTGAGAAGAACGATTTCGACAAGGCCAAGCTCGCCAAAATCACCGCCGAGACGCTCAAGATCCGTCAGGAGGCCGAACGCAAGGCGTGGGGCATCCGCGACGTGGACGCCCAGCCGGACGGCGGTGCGCTGACCGTGCGCATCCTCCGGGTGAGCGGGGAGTAGGGGATGGAGATCACGCTTCCTCACAACTGGCGGCCCCGGGACTATCAGATTCCCATGTGGCGGTACATGGAGCACGGAGGGCGCCGTTCCGTCCTGCTCTGGCACCGCCGCGCGGGGAAGGACGACAACAGCCTGCGCTACCTCGCCAGCACCGCAATGGAGAAGACAGCGACGTACTGGTACCTGCTGCCCAAGGCCGTGCAGGTGCGCCGGGCCATTTGGGAGGCCGTCAACCCGCATACGGGCAAACGCCGGGTGATCGAAGCCTTCCCCGACGCCATCGTCGCCCGTACCCGCGACAACGAAATGACCCTCACCCTCGCCAACGGTTCCTCCGTCCACTTCCTCGGGGCGGACAACTTCGACACGCTGGTCGGTTCACCGCCCTACGGCATTGTCTTTTCCGAATATTCCCTGACCAACCCGTTGTCGTGGGCGTACCTTAAACCGATACTTGAAGAAAACGGCGGATGGGCCATCTTCAACTTCACCTCGCGCGGGCGGAACCACGCGGCCACGCTCTACGAGTACGCCGCAGGAGAAGAAAGCTGGTTCGCGCAGCGCCTCCCGGTGACGGAAACGTCCGTGTTCACGCCGGAGCAGGTGGAGGAAATCCGCAAGGAGATGCACCGCACCTACGGCGAGGAGGACGGCGAGGCGCTGTTCCGGCAGGAATACATGTGCGACCTCGACGCGCCCGTGGTCGGGGCCTACTACGGCAAGCTCCTTGCCCGGGCGGCTGACGAGGGACGCATCACCGGCGTGCCCTATGACCCCGCCGCGCCCGTGTTCACGGCATGGGACCTTGGTATGGACGATTCCACCGCGATCTGGGTGGCGCAATGCGTGGGCCGGGAAATCCACCTCATCGACTACTACGAGGCCAATGGCCAGCCCCTCGCGCATTACGCGGACTGGGTGCGCGGACGCGGCTACGGCAGGCCGACGCACTACCTGCCGCACGACGCCCGGGCGCGTGAGCTCGGCACGGGCAAGAGCCGGGAGGAAGTGCTTGCCGGGCTGGATATCGGCCCCGTGCTCGTCGTCCCCCAGCAGAGCGTGGCCGACGGCATCAATGCCGTGCGCACCATCCTGCCGCGTTGCTGGTTCGACCAGATCAAATGCGGTGCCGGTGCGGAAGCCCTGCGCAATTACCGCAAAGAATACGACGAGAAACGGAAGGTATTCCATGACCGCCCGCTGCACGACTGGACGAGCCACGCCGCCGACGCCTTCCGGTATTTGGCCTTGAGTTGCGGTCAGCATCAGAAGTCCGGTTCCAAGGGCTTCCGCCCAAGGAGGCGATAATGGCGAAGCACGATAACCGGATGCCTATTCAGACAGCCCTCGGCTACGTTGAGGAGGCGCGCGCCGCCTCCCGTGACTGGCGGGCCAAGTCGTGGCGCGACCATGAGATGTACGACGGCGACCAATGGACGCCGGAAGACCGCCAGCGCGCCGTCGACGCGGGCATCGATCCGCTGACCATCAACCGCATCTTCCCGGCCATCAACCTCATCCTCGGGTCGCAGGAGCTGAACCGGGCGAACATCATCGCCAAAGCCCGTACCGCCAAGGACGGGCAGATCGCGGAGATCATGACCGAGGCGCTGGCCTTCGTGCTTGACCAGAACGACGGGCAGTACCGCATCGGTCAGGCTTTCAAGGATGCGGTGATCCCCGGCATCGGCTGGCTGTACTGCGGGTTCAACAACGATCCCCGGCAGGAGCGGATCAAGCTCGACTTCCGCGACTGGAAAGAGGTGTTCTGGGACCCCTTCGCCTCGCCGTGGCTGGAATCGGACAAATGCCGTTACGCCTTCTTCCAGCGCTGGATGGACCTCTTCGACCTGCAATGCCTGTATCCCGAGCGGGAAAAGGAGATTGGGGAAGCGTTCTCCGGCCTGAGCGCGCACGATTCGGACTACTCCTACATGGACGACGAGGCCGACATCGTGGAGCAGGACAAGCGCGTCCTCGGCTCGACCCGCTGGTCGGACCCTGAACGGCGGCGCATCAGGCCCGTGCAGCTCTGGTATCCTGTACTTGAAAAGGCCGTGTTCGCGCTGTTCCCCGACGGGCAGTGCGTGGAGGTGAACACCAAACTGCCCGACGCGCAGGTCTACATGCTGGTGCGAAACGCCCAGCAGCTGATCACCACCTCCGTCCGCAAGCTCCGGGTGAAGACCTTCATCGGTTCCTATGAGCTGTCCGACGAGCCGTCGCCGTTCCCGCACGGACAGTACCCGTTCATTCCCTTCATCGGCTACCTCGACCGCTATTTGAATCCCTTCGGCGTGCCCCGGATGCTTTCCGGGCAAAACGAGGAAATCAACAAGCGCCGTTCCATGAACCTCGCCATGCTCCAGAAACGGCGCATCATCGTGGAGGAGGGCGCCGCCGATGACCTTCAGGACCTCTATGAGGAAGCCAACAAGCCCGACGGGTTCATGGTGTTGAAACCCGGAGGCCGTTCCAAAATGGAGATCATTGAGGGCGCGCAGCTCTCACAGTACCAGATTCAGGTGCTGGAGCAGTCGGAGAAGGAAATCCAGCAGATTTCCGGAGCCAACGACGAGGCGATGGGCTACACGTCCAACGCCAATTCCGGCAAGGCCATTGAGCTGCGCCGCCAGCAGTCCTCCACCATAATGGCTTCCCTGTTCGGCAACTACCGCCGTTCCATGTCCCGTCTTGGCCAGCTCGTCATCGCCAACGTGCAGGGCGCGTGGACCGCCGAAAAGGTGCTGCGCATCACCGACAAGATGACCAATGCCGAGCGCTTCGTGACCGTGAACCAGAAGGTCCTGGGCGAGTCCGGGGACGTCGTCGAAATCCGCAACGACATCACGCAGGGCATGTACGACGTGATCGTGTCCGACGCCCCTGCCACGGACAGCGTGCGCGAGCAGAACATGAATCTGCTCATCGAGTGGTGCAAGCAGTCGCCTCCCGAGGTCATCCCGTACCTCATGGGCATGGCGATGGAGATGAGCAACCTGCCGAACAAGGATCAGCTCATGATGAAGCTGAAGCCCATGATGGGCATCACCCCGGAAGAGATGGACATGTCGCCGGAGGAACTGCAGCAGCGGGCGCAGCAGGAGGCCGAAGCCAAGGCGCAGGCCGAGCAGATGCAGCAACAGGCGCAACAGCAGCTCATGCAGGCCGGGCTGGAAAAGGCGGGGCTTGAGAACGAGCTGCTCCGTGCCCAAATCGACAAGACGCGCTCGGAGGCCGGGATGAAAGCCCGCGAACAGGATCGGAAGGAGTTCCAGACCGGCATTGAAGCCGGGAACGCCATCCGGCAGGCCCGCAATGAGGATGCGGCCGTTGCGGCCTCCCTTGCGCCGCCAGCCCCCATATCCACCCCTCAACCCCCTATGCCCTATGGACAGACCTACTGATTTCGGGGCCATGACCCCGGCGCAGGAAGCGGCATTCGACCGCAAGGCGGAGGCATGGTGCCGTGGGCACCGCCCCTGTCCTTCCGGGCGCGACCCTAGGTTTTGGAACAGGCGGGACCGCCCCGGCGCAATGGATGCCTACCGGAACGGCTACGACCGCATCCGGTGGGGCACTCCCGACACAAACGACACGGGCCGCACGGACAGTTCCCCGGCCCAGAGTCTTTCGGACGCATCCGCCGTCATGGATGCACCAAACCACTCGCCCGCTCAGGCGTAAAACGGAGAGGAACATGGAAGAAGGAATGATGGAAGCGTCGCAGGAAGCCCCGGTTCAGCAGGCCGTATCCCCGGCGGAACCCGCGCCCAAGCCCGCGCCGGAACAGGCCGGGCATGACGAACTGGACTTTTTCGACGAGGCGGTCAGCGAAGCGGAACTTCGCGGCGAAACGCCGGATGGCGAGGCTCACGGGCAAGACCGGACGGAGACGCCCGCTCCGAAAGAGCCGAAACCGGAAACGAAGCCCGGAGACGAACCGACGGGCGGGGATACCTCCCCCGGCGAAGATACATCCGCAGACGGGGCAAAGCCGCCCAAGGGGTTCGTGCCGCACGCCGCGCTGTCCGAGGAGCGCACGAAGCGCAAGGAAGCGCAGCAGCGCGTGGAGCAGCTTGAGCAGGAACTCGCGGCAAGGAAGGCCACCCATGAGCAACGGGAGATGCCGGAAGCGCCCAAGGATGCCTCCGAAGCGGCCCGGCGGTTCGCGGAACAGAATCCGCAGTATGCCGCGCTGGTTTTCGAGGACTCCCGAGACGGCGAGCTTCTCCGCGACAAGCTCGACACCTACGGCGAGGAAGACGCCATCGTATTGGCGAAGACCCTGTACGTCGAACGCGAGCTTGCCGAGCAGAAACGCCGTGAGTCCGGTTCCGCCGACGCGGCCTTCCTCGGCACCTGCGTCCGCGAAATGGATGCGATGTTCGAGGGCGGGCTCAACGGACAGCAGGCCAAAGAGCTCATCGGCTACCTGCAAAACGAGGCGGGGCTGACTCCCGACACGATCACCCTGCTGACCTCGCCGAACACGATCGTCATCGACCCCCGCACGGGGCGGCAGTCGTATCTCGGCGGGCGGGCGTTGGAGGTCGTGGGGCTGTTCAAGGATGCCCATACCCTCGCCGCCGCTTCCAGCCCGGAACGCATCCGGGAATCCATTGAGGCCGAAGTCACCAAGAAGGTGATGCAGAAAATCAACGGCGAACAGGCCGCCTTCCGCGAACTTGGGGATGTCCCCGGCCACGGGGACGCCCCGGTCGGGAACATCCCGGCCACGGAAGACGAGTTCGCCCGACTTTCCCCCGAACAGCAGGAACGCCTGTTGCGCGGGGAACTTTAGGAGAACATGAATGGCAGGAACCGAGTTTCCGCTCAATCATCCGCTTGCGGTACAGGTCTGGTCCAACAGCCTCGCCGTGGAATCCGGCAAACGGCAGTATTTCAGCAAGTTCATGGGCACGGGCGAGTCCGCGCTCATCGTCGTGAAGACGGAGCTTCAGAAGCAGGCCGGTGAAAAGATCACCGTGGGCCTGCGCATGAAGCTGCGTGAGGACGGCGTGGAAGGCGACAACCTCATTGAAGGCACGAGCGCGGAAGAGGCGCTCACCTTCTTCAGCGATTCGCTGTTCATTGACCAGAAGCGCAAGGGCACGAAGTCCAAGGGCAAGATGTCCGAGCAGCGCGTGCCGTACAACCTGCGCAAGGAAGGGCGCGACGCGCTGGCGACGTGGTGGTCCGAGTACTACGACGAACAGTTCATGATGTACCTTTCCGGGGCTCGCGGCATCAATGCCGACTTCATTTCGCCGCTGTCCTTCAAGGGCCGCGCCAACAACCCGCTTCAGGCCCCCGACGCCGAGCACATGGTGTACGGCGGTTCGGCCACCGGCAAAGCCAACCTCACGGCGAACGACAAGATGTCGCTCGGCATCGTGGAAAAGCTGGTCGCCAAGGCCGAAACCCTCGACCCCATGATGCAGCCCATCACCGTGGAGGGCGAACGCAAGCACGTCCTGCTCATGCACACGTTCCAGGCCTTCAGCCTGCGCACGTCCGTCTCCCAGAACGACTGGCTGGACATCCAGAAGGCGGCGGGCGTCCGTGGAGACGGCAACCGCGTCTACAAGAACGCGCTCGGCGAGTATGCCGACGTCATCCTGCACAAGCACCGCAACGTGATCCGCTTCAATGACTATGGGGCCTCCGGCAACGTGGGCGCGGCCCGCGCGCTGTTCCTCGGCGCTCAGGCCGGGCTTGCCGCATGGGGCGGAGCGTCCGGGCAGGGCCGCTATACGTGGAACGAGGAAAAGGACGACCGCGGCAACGCGCTCGCCATTACTGCGGGGGCCATCTTCGGCGTGAAGAAGTCCCGGTACGACAACAAGGACTTCAGCGTGATCGCGGTGGATACCGCCTGCGCTGATCCGAACGTGTAGGAGGGGCTATGGCGACTTTCAAAAGCGACGCCGTGAAAAGCGGCTTGATGTTCCTCGGCACGGCGCAGCCCGGCTGCGTGCTGTGCCGGTCGGGGCGGGTGAAGGAAAAGTTCACCGCCGCCGACGTGGCGGAGCTGGTTCCGATCCCCAAGGGGGCGATGGTGCTCGATGTCCGGGTGGTGAATGAGGCGCTCGACGCCTGCACCAGCGTCTCTGTGGGCGACAAGGACGATCCCGACCGCTATTTCGCCGCGCTGGATTTGTCGTCCGCCGGTACCCACAGCGCTCAGAGTGAAGGCCCCACGACCGCCCATAACCATGTCTACGCCGACGAAGCCGTGCTGACCGTCACTGTCCCGGCCACGCAGACGGCCGCCAAGGCCATCACCGCCCACGTCTTGTACAAGATGGTGGAGGGTTGCCTGACGGACGAGGCCGACGTTTTCCCCGCCGCCTAACCCCAGACCGGGGGCCGGATTGCATTCCGGCCCCCAAGGATATGCCATGTTGTTGAAAATGCTTGGTTCCCACTGTCTGGAACTCACGATGCCTTGGCTGCACGGAGGCCCGTACACGGCAAGCCCGGGGGCCGTCTTCGAAGTGGACGACAGGGACGGAATCACTTTGCTGGAAGGGAATGACCGTCTGTTTGAGCGGGTTGACGGCCCGGAGAACGGCCTTGTGGAAACGCCCCTTCGATCAGGCCCGGCCGCCGAGGGAGAGCAGGCTGACCAGCCTTCCGTTCCGCCTTCCGCGCCTCCTGTGGAGGAGAGGTCGCGCCGCCGGAAGAAGGGCGCATCCGAAGCCGCAGGGAAGGACGCATAGCCATGCTGTGCAGCGAGATCCTCCGCAGCGTGTCCGGCAAATTGCAGGACGAGGACGCCGATGCCCGGCGCTGGCCGTGGGAATCCGCGTCCGGCGCGTATTCGCTGATGGACTCCCTGAACGCCGCCGTCCGGGAAATCGTGACGCAGCGCCCGGACGCCACGGCCCTGACGGAGCCCATGCGGCTGGAGCCCGGCATGATGCAGCGGATTCCGCGCGCGGACATCCATATGACCAGCCGGAACGCCGTATCGCTGATCAACGTGATCCAGAACTTCGATCCTGACGGCAATACGCCGGGACGCCCGGTTTTCCGGGTGGAGCTGGATGCCCTGCGGACTGCGGCCGCATGGGGGAAAGCGGGGGGCAGGGTCGAGAACTGGGCCTACAGCCCGCTCGACAACCGGGAAGCGTTCTGGGTGTACCCCGGCGTCGAATCCGGGAGGGACGTATGGATCGAAGCCGTCTATTCCGCCGAGCCCGTGCGGGCCGCCACGCCCTCGGATAGGTTCCCTCTGCCCGAGTCGTTCGCCAATGCCGCGTATCTCTGGATGTTGTTCGACGTGCTGGCGGGCGATCATTCGGAATCGAATTTTGCCAAGGCGCAGGCGTTTCTTCAGGCATTCGCCCAGAGCCTCGGCGTGAAGCTGCAAACGGACCTTGCTTTCCCCATCAGACAGGGAGGCGTCAACGATGCCCAGGCTTGACGATGTGATTGCCGACATCCTGCCGGAAGCCCAGAACGCCCCGGCGGACGTTTTGAAAAAGGCCATGCTCGATGCGGCACGGACGCTGTGCCGCCGCAGCAAGGTCTGGCGCGTGGACGTGGAGGGGACGCTGATTCCCGGCATAGCTCAAGTGGAGCTTGAACTTCCGCGCGAAACGTCCGTGGTGGACGTGGCGTACCTCTACACGCAACGAGAGCAGCTCTTTACCGGGCGGTTCAGCGCCGCTCCCAATGGAACGGTGACGCTTGCGGACGTTCCGGTCGACGGCGGCCTACTCCGGGCCGTGGTTTCGCTTGTCCCGACCACAAAGGCGACATGCATTGACGACGGCCTCTATGACCATTGGGGCACGGTTATCCGGCACGGTGCGCGCTGGCTTTTGAAGTCCATGCACGGACGGGAATGGTTCGAGGCGCAGGTGGCGTTGTATCACCAGCAGGAATTTGAGCGGGGCATCGGGCAGGCGGCGCACGCCGCGCTCAACGCGTGCCGGAAGTCGCCTATCTATCCTTTGAAGAACAGTTTTCTCTAGCGAGGGCGCATGATCCCTACAGTCAATGTCACCGTCGCCGTGCACGAACAGGACGGTTCCCCGGTCCGGGACGCGCTGGTTTTAGCCAAGCTGACGGCGGTCGAACGCTACAACGGATATGTCGTCGCGGACGAATATACGGGACGGACGGACGAAAGAGGCCGCGCCGTGGTCGCGGTTTTCCCCAATGAGCTTGGCAGCGAAGGCAGCGAGTACCGCTTCAGGATCGTCACCCCGGCGGGCAAGACGTTCTCGGTCTACGCCACGGTGCCGAACTCCGACTGCAACCTACATCAGATCTGCGAATTGGAGCCCTCCGAACGCCGGGGGGCGGGGCAGGTCGTAAGCACTGAAATGGCCGGATACGTCACGCAGGCTGAAACCGCACGGGACAAGTCGCAGGAAGCGGCAAACCGGGCGCAGGCCGCAGCGGTTCAGGTCGACGTCTCGGCGCAAACGGCCACGGCGGCGGCAAGCCAAGCCCTATCCAACGCCAATGCGGCGAAACGCGCGGCGGAGGACGCAACGGGGCTCGTGCAGCGCACGGAAACCGCCGTGGCGGGTTTTGAATCCGAGGTGATTGGACGGGTGGAGGCTGAAACGCAACGGCTTGGCGGCGAGGCCTCCACGGCAGTCAGTACGGCGAAAGATCAGGCCATGACGGCCCTTGATGCCCACATGGAACAGAAGACGGAAGGGCTGGATTTACACGCGGCGGATCTGAAAGCTGCGCTTACGGCCTCCCTCGGGACACGGGAAGAAGAGGCGATCGGCGCCGTCAGGATTGAGCGTGACGCCGCGCTCGTCGTCCTGCGCGAGGAAGGGGCTCAGTTCCGTGAGGATTTGAACACTTTGGCGGAGCGTTCCGAGGATGCCGCCAAGCGTGCCGCGTGTTCCGCCGCCATAACGGTCAAGGCCGCTTCCGATGTCGATGAGGCTCTCACCGATACGGCCATTGATTTGCTGGCCCCGCAGGTTGTGGCCGAGGCTGTGCGGCAGGCCACGGAGATCGCGTTGGACTCGGCGAACACGGCGACCGTGGAGGCCGAGAAATCCCGGCAGAGTGCAGCAACCGCCTGTGCCTGCGCCGATGAATCAGCCGCCAGTGCGCAAGGCGCCGCCGATTCCGCCGCTGCCGCTGAAACGAGTGCCGGAGCCGCAGCGGATTCCGCCTCAGTTGCAGCGGCAAGCGAAGCAGTGGCCACAGCCAAGGCGGGAGAAGCGTCAACCTCTGCCACGGCGGCGAAAGCTTCCGAGAACGCGGCCAAGGCCAGTGAACAGACCGCGACGGAAGCCGCGAATACGGCAACAATGAAGGCTGGAGAAGCCTCCGTTTCCGCCGCTGCTGCCGATGTAAGCGAGACGAACGCCGCCTCCAGCGCTACGGCTGCCGCCGATTCCGCCAACGTCGCCTCCGCCGCGCAAACGGCTGCGGAAGCTGCCTGTGAGGAAACCAAAAAAGTCGCCGTACTGCCCGCAACGACGACCTCTCGCGGTTCCGTCATGCCTGATGGGCTGACGATTTCCGTCACGGCAGACGGCGTGATCACCGTGAAGGACGTGGCGATTGGGGGGGATCTCGGGGATCTGGCGAGCGCGCGGGGGCAGGTTGGGGATGCAAGGCAGCTTGCCGATTTAGATTTCAACATGTTGACTGTACCTGGTTTTTACAGAACGACAGGTAATCCCAAAAATGGCCCGATCGGAATATCCGGAGCATCAATAGGATCGCTTTTTGTCTCAGGAATGCAGGGCAACGGCAATCGCCTTTTTCAGATTATGGTATCCGGAAATGGCATATACTGGAGAACATCCATATCTGGCGGAACTACATGGGAAATATGGAATCAAGTACTTACCGGGAATAAGATCGGAGACGGAATCCGTAATACAAACGGCATCATCTCCGTACCCGAGATGCAGGGCGCGACGTCTGCGCAAGCGGGTGTGTCGGGGTTGGTGCCGCCTCCCCTTGCGGCTGATGCCGGGAAGGTTTTGGGGTCTGACGGAACGTGGTCTTTTCCAAAAGATGTGGCGATAGGGGGAGACCTTGAGGATCTGGCGAGCGCGCGGGGGATATTCGACACGCTGACCAAGGGCTCTGTTGATTGCAATACGCTTACCGAGCAAGGCGTTTATGCCGTTAGTCTTGCGGGAACCGTAAATGGACCTGGATTTTTAGCTAAGCTGGTCGTCTTCAACGGCAAAGGGAGTGCCTTTACCAATCAGATGGCCCTAGCGTCCGGTGTAACCTCCTCCGGTTCCGTTCGTGTTGCATACAGAGCAAAAAATAGTGAAGACATCTGGTCTCCGTGGTCTGAGGGGATTTTAAGCGGGCGCATCGGCGACGGCATCACAGTCAACAATGGGATCATTTCCGCGCCCGAATACGAAGGCGCGACGGCATCGACCGCCGGGACAAGCGGCCTTGTTCCGCCCGCAGCCGCCGGGCAGCATGAAAGCTTCCTGACCGGAGGCGGGGAGTACAAGCCAGCGCTCTCAACTGGCGGCGGCGTTCTGTCCGGCAGCATCCAGATCAATGATCTTGAAAATGCGATCGGGGCTGCACCCTCTACCTCTACTGAGCGCGGCCTGTTTCTTGCCGACAAAAACAGCGTGGTCATGGGCGGGTTCGATGTCATACAGCGCGCATCTGATAATGCTAAGTACACGCAATTCTATTCAAAAAATAGCAGGGGAGATATAACGTCCCTTGCTGCTGTGACTTATGAAGACGGCACGAGAGAACTTGTGGCGGATAGCCCTCTCCAAATCAACGACATACAAATAAAACAGGTTGTTGACGGCGGAAGAAGGGTAATCGTGCTCTCTGGGGCGCGTGGCAATCAAGGGCATTCATTTCGTTTTTCCCCGGACACGGGGGAGGCATATATGGATGGCCGTGTAATACATGCGAAAGCCGATACCGCCGGATACGCAGATACCGCCGGAAGTGCTCCGGCAAATGGCGGGACGGCATGGGCCGCGAACCGCCTACGCAGGGAAGGGGGCGTCGACACAATCTGGTGGTGGTCTGGTCAGGGAGGCCAACCCGGTTGGCTGTGGGGAGGCAATGACGGCGTCAACATGTACGTCTACAACCCCGCCAATTTCAGCGTGAACTATGCCAACAGTTGCAACTATGCAAACGGGGCTGAGTACGCCAACAACGCAGGTAGTGTTGTTGGAACACCAAATATAAATGTCAATAACAACGGTTTTAATACTCTTCCTCCGGGTGGGACTTGGAGACTAATACAAAGCGATGGCTCTGGTTTTTTGCAAATAAAAGGTGAATATGCTGGAGGTACATACGTTGGCTATAGTAAATTTATGTACATTAGAATAGCATAAAGGATACATCATGATAGACTATACTAACATTATCCATCGTACATCTGATGATTCCTATGTCATCACGAAAAACGGCTTCCCGTATCACGTCTACCCTTACGCCGCAGAGTTCGCACAGGAGTGGGACGAGGTGTTAGCCTACGCCGAGGCGCACCCCGAATGCGTGACCGAGGAGCAGCCCTACGTCCCGCCCGTACCGACGCTTGAGGAAGTGAAGGCCGCCAAACTCTCGGAAATCAACGCGGCTGCAGACAGGGCCATAGCCACACTCACGGCGACCTATCCGGACCGGGAGATCAGCACGTTCGACAAGCAGGAATCCGAGGCCCGCGCCTATGCCGCCGACGCCACGGCTTCAACGCCGCTTCTTTCGGCACTGGCCGAGGCACGGGGCATTTCTCTGCCCGACCTTGTGGAGCGGGTGCTTGCCAAGGCCGACGCCTTTGCCGTGGCGTCCGGCTCCATCATCGGACAGCGGCAGGCGCTGGAAGATCGGCTTGATGCCTGTACGACGCTGGAAGAGGTGCGGGGCATCACCGTCAACATCTCCATGCCAGGCGGGGGAGAAGCATGACCTACGGAAAGCGAACGTTGATCGCCGTCGACCAGCTCCTCAATACGCTCCTCGGCGGCTGGCCGGACGAAACCCTGTCCTCGCGCTGTTACCGCTGGGCGCGGGATGGGGTGAGGGCATGGCCCCGGCGCGTGGTGGACGGGCTGTTCTTCTGGCAGAGGGAACACTGCAAGAGCAGTTATGAGAGCGAGAAATGCGGACGGCAGTTACCTCCGGAACTGAGAAATAGAGGTACGGTATGATTAGCTTGAGGAACAATGCCCAGTCAGTTTTGACGCTTCCCGTATCCGCTGAACAAACGTTGCTGAATCTTTCGCTCGGGGATGGGGGCAAGTTTCCCGATTTGTCCCTTGGAGATTCCTTTCGGTGCGCCATCAAAGATTCGGCGGGGAACGTGGAATTCATCCGGGTTGTACAGCGTGCCGGGGATATTCTGACGGTTGAACGAGGGCAGGAAGGAACCAGAGCCCGCGATTGGAAAGTTGGAGCCCGTGTTCAACTCCGCATGACGGCGAAGACATGGGAGGAAATGGCCGGAGAGCATTGGAGGCGCGTCATGGACGCTTCGGGGCTCCCCATCACGCCTACAGTGGTGGGCCCCTCTTCATTTAGCTTGCCGGGGGACTTCGTTTCCCTCTTTGCACAGACGCGTTCCTTCCGGTTGTACACGGGCGACGGAACGTTTCTTTATGGCTATGTAGCCAACGCTTCCCTCTCGGGTAATGCCACGCTCATCGTTGTGGAAGGGATAAGTCTTCCTTCCTCCGTCGTTGCCGTCGATATTGGATTGCCGTTGAATGTGCATCCTAAGGCGGTGAACGCCGCTCCTGTTGCTCACTTGACGGATTCCGCCGCCCACTCCGCCATCATTATTCCTCTCAGGGGGGACATTGACGAGGTTAAGCAGATACTCAGCGGACTCGTCCGTTCGGACGGGACCATTGATGCAAACATGCTTCCCCCCGCCACGAAAAAGACTCTCGGCGGTGTAATCATCGGGAGTGGGCTGAAGGTCAGCGACGCGGGACTCGTCCAAGTCGATGAAGCTGTTTTTGCGAAAGTGCCCAACGCCGTATGGGCTGACGGGGCGCAGTTCGCACTCAGACTGCGCCGGGAAGGGAACGTTGATACAGTTTGGAATTGGATCGACCCGGGAGGTCAGCCCTCGCATGTGTGGGGAGGCAATGACAGCGTCAACATGTACGTCTACAACCCCGCCAATTTCAGCGTGAACTATGCGAATTCCTCAAACTATGCCAACAGCGCGGGTAGCGCTCCGGCGAACGGTGGGACGGCGGGTGCAGTAAGTGGTGTCGTAGTTTTGTCTCTTAATAGAGATCATGCTTGCGTCCTCCCAAGCGGTGGAACCTGGGTGTATTTTTATTTTGCAAGTTATCAGACAGACAGGGATGGTTATTCATCCAGCAACCACTCTTGCGGTACAGCGGCAGGTGGTTCGACTATTGCATCGGGGACAGGATACTATTCTTATTCTTTGAAAGGAATTGCAATCAGGATTTCATAGGAGGTATCGCTTATGGATTACGGACAAATCATTCATCGGACTTTTGATGATTCATATGTCATCACGAAGAATAGTATGTCCTACCACGTTCCCAACGAAGGGGAATTTGCTGAGGAATGGGCGGAAGTCCGTGCCTACGCCGAGGCACACCCTGAATGCGTGGTCGTGGAACAACCCTATGTCCCGCCTGTACCGACGCTGGAGGAACTGAAAGCAGCGAAGAAGGCACGGATCGACGCGGAAACGTCCGCCGCCATCCTTGCCGGGTTCGACTATGCCGTGGATGGCGTGAACTATCACTTCAGCTACGCACTCGACGACCAGCAGAATTTTTCCGACACGGCGAACGTCTGCCTGATGAAGCAATCGGGGATGCTTGGTCTGCCCGACTCCGTGACGTGGAACGCCTACACGGTTCCGGACGATGAGCTGGTGCGCCTGACGTTCGACGCGCCGGGCTTTCTCGCGCTCTACGCTGGCGGTGCCATGAAGCACAAGAACGAGACGATGCAGCGCGGCGGGGAACGCAAGGCGGCGGTGGAGGCTGCTGCCACGGCGGATGTGATTACGGCGGCCTGACTCGTGACGAAGCGAAAAGCCGTAGGAGAATCCGATGCCGGTTATTGATGTGACAACCTTTACCGGAATGCGTCCCGCCGTTGCCGGTCACCTGCTTGAACAAAACGAGGCTCAGTCGGCATTCAATGTGGATACATCCACAGGTGTCCTATCCCCCGTGTATGCTTCCCGGCTGGAAGCGCAGTATCCTTTCATTGTGGGCTCCCTCTTTCGTCATGATGCCCGCGCATCGGGGAAGGGGCTCGTCTGGCGGGTTTATCCCGACAAGAGGCAGTTTGTTGAATCGCCAGTCGCCGGAGACCCGCATTCGCGCCTGTACATGAGTTCTCCCAATGGCCTCCGATTCATCGACGGACACGGGAACGAATACGCCCTCGGCATCAAGGCACCGGAGAAGGCCCCGCGCATTGGAGATGCGGGGCAACGGGGCGGGCCGGTATCTTTCGACGCAGAGACGAAGACCATGACCTTCACGTCGACGGATCGTGCGGCGTGCCCTTATCTTACTCCCGGGGGGAAGGTGGTTTTCTCCGGGATGCCGCCCTCGCCCCTCGCAGCAGGCACGACATATTCCGTACTGGAAGGCGTTCCCGACGGACAGGGTGGGCATCGTTACAGGCTTGGTAATCCGGCCTCCTCCTCCCCTAATACGCCCATAGCTTTCGCTGACGGCACGGCGCAGTGCTCTGTAGCCTATGAAGGCCGGCAACAGAACCGCGTCTATGTCTTCACTGTGGTGAACAGCTATGGGGACGAGTCCGCGCCGAGCCTGCCCGCCAGTGTCACAACCGATATTTCGTGCAATCAGCGTATCCTCGATCTCGTGTATGCGCCCGCTGCAGGTGAGGCCCCTATGGCGAAAAAGCGGATTTACAGGCTGGCCACGGGAGAGAACGGAAATTCGGACTACCTGTTCGTTGCGGAAATCGACGGTGGGCTTACCGAGTTTACGGACAACCGCCTCGACGTGGAGCTTGCGGAATCGCTTCCATCCCTGAACTGGCGACAGCCCGACCCTGGACTGCGCCATGTCGCGTCCCTCCCCGGAGGGGTCCTTGCGGCACATACTGCGGGTGGCGTCTACCTCTCGGAATCCTATAAGCCCTACGCATGGCCGGAAGCCCACAACTACACTTTTCAGGGGCGTATCCAGACCATAGCCGTTTCGCAGCGCACGCTGTTCGCGCTCACGGAGAGCGTCGTGCACGCCCTGACCGTGGACGATCCTGCCTCGGCATTCGCCACGACACTCGACGGGTATGCGCCGTGCCTGTCGGCTGACGGAACCGTCACTTCTCCGCTCGGAGTCCTTTTTCCCTCTTCGGACGGCCTCTATCTGGTGTCACAGGGTATGACCTCTCCTCAAAACGTAACCGACGGGCTCATCAGTGATCGAGAATGGCATGACCTGAACCCGTCATCTTTTTTCGCGGTGTTCTACGACACCACGTATCTCGCCTTTTATCGGCGCCTGAACGGGGAATACGGAACGCTGATGCTTGACTTCGGCAAGAATGGGCAGGCCCGGATGCGGCTCATGGACGAGTGGGGGATGGCGATTGTCGTCGTACCCGGTGGACGGAAAATCTATTATGCCAAGCAAATAGGCAATACTGGCGAAAGCGGTCTGTATGAAATGTTCGGCAATGAAGATGCTCCTTATATAGCCACATGGCGTTCCAAGGAATTTGTTTTTCCGACTCCGGTGAACATGGCGGCGGCTATCGTCGAGAGCGAGGGCGACGAGATGGATGGCGGCGAAGAGGAAATCCTGTTTTGGGGCGGGGCCGTTGGGGATCAGATGCCTGGCGAGATCCCCTTTGGCGATGAGGATTCGGACGTGTATCCCGGCGGCACTCCCATATCTTCAGTGCTCCGTGTCTTCGCCGACGGAAAACTCCGGGCAACGCTGTATGTGAAGCCCAACAGATTTATGCGGTTGCCGCAAGGATACGCGGCACGGCGTTGGGAGTTTGAAATCACGACGCTCAAGCCTGTGAAGAGGATCGCCATAGGCACGGCGATCGAGGAGCTGCGATGAAAAATCCGTTGCCGCCCGTCCCTGCGAGGACGGACCCAGAATTGAGAGCCTTTCTGGAGTCGGTGCGGTCAGCCGTCAAGACAATTCTGGAGAGGGGGAATCTGAATGCGGGCGATTTGAAGGATGCTGGCATCATCACCGCCGAGCAGGCCGATCGCCTGAAAGGGCGGGGAGGGAAGTAGGATGTATGGCATGACCCACAAGTCGGCGCTGCCGGACGTGGCCCTGTATGAGCTGTACGATCGCCTGAAGGATGCCGGCCGATTCCACGAAACGTTTTACGATGGCGAGATTGAAGACAGCCACCACGGCTTTCGGGACTATGCGCGCCGCCCGGACATCCATTTATGGGCCTTGATCCACGGCGGCGAGCTTTCCGGCATGTGCTGGCTCACGCATGTCTGCCACGGCGGGACGGCCTTTGCGCATTTCGCCATGCTGCCGAACCTGCACCCGCTGGTGACGCTGCGTCTCGGACGGTTCGCCGTGGCCTCCATGCTCCGGCTGCGGGACGAACGCGGGGCGTTCATTTTGGAGGCGTTGCACGGCACGACGCCCGTACGCCGCCCAAAGGCCGTGCGGTGGGTCCAAAAGGTGGGTTTCGTCTCGGTGGGCGAGCTGCCGTATGCGGTTTTTATGGCGGATACGGGCCGGAATGAGCCGGGACTTATCAGTTATGCGGACCGGACGACGGCTCCGGGCGCATGGTGCGGAGAAAAGGAATGAGAATTTACACGCGGATTGAGATGGAAATGCGGACGGGACGGGTGTTGCACGCCTGTTCCAGCGAGTACGCGGGGCCTATTGCCTGGCTGAAGGGCGGCAAGGGCGGAGGGAGTTCCACCACCAACATCAGTTCCGAGCCGGACAAGGAATACAATGCCCGCATGGCTTCGGTTGCGGAACGTCAGCAAGGCCTTTCCGATCAGTTCTTTAAATGGTGGCAGGATGTGCAGGCTCCTGTGGAGAAGGCCAATGCCGAAGCCCAACTTGGGCTTATCCCCGTACAGACGGACATAGTTAAAGAAGGGCTTGAAGGGTTCAAAGGCATTCAGACGGACTTCTACAACGCCTCCCGCCCAACCTCCACGGAAACCTACGCGGGACGGGCGGTAACCGACGCGAACATGGCGCTGTCCAAAGCCACGGGCAGCATGAACCGGAACATGAGCCGGATGGGCATCAGTCCGACAAGCGGCGCGGCGCAGTCGGCCAGCCGCGATTTGGCCATACAGGGGGCCGCGTCCATTGCGGGGGCCGCGAACACGGGCCGGATGCAGGGCGAGGAGATGAACCTGAAAAAGTTGTCCGGGGCGATGGCCTACGGGCTTGGAGGGTAAGGAATGAAACTCATGTCGTATACGTCGGCGATGCAGCAGGGATTTGTACCCCGGCTCCAGAGCATGATGCCGCAGGCTCCGCAGGGGCCGAGCCTTGCTGGTGGGATGCTCGGAGTCGGAGTGGGGCAGGAGGGGGATGGAAGCCTCATCCCCACGCCGCAGGGGGACGCCGGAGGCGATGCGTTCAAGGATCTGCTGCCCCAGTCCGGGCCGCAGCAAACGCAGCCCGGCCAGCAACCCACGCAGCCGGGGATGGGGACCATGCGGCAGAACGTCACCCCGGACGTGCGCGGTCAGCTCCGGCAGGGCATCGGGCTTGAGACGCAGCCTGCGATGAAGGCGGCTGGAGGCGCGTATGCCTAGAGGATTGTTCCAGATGGGGACGCTCGGCTGGACCCCGGCGGCGCAGCTCGCCACCCAGAACCAAAGCGGGGCAGCGGCTTCCTATGCTTCGATGGACAAGGCCGTGAACCAGACGCAGACCACCAAGGTCAGCGGGGGAAGCAGTAATATCTTCGGGGATATTCTTCCTGTCGTCGGCGCGGCTGCGGGGTTTGCACTCGGAGGAGCGAATCCCTTGGCGGGAATGGCACTCGGGAGCACGCTGGGCGGCGGCATAGGTTCGGCAATAGGCGGGCAGAGTGCGGCGACGCTTGGTGGACTTGGAACGCTTGCGGCTGGAACTCTCTCCGATATGTCGCTGAAGTCCGGTGAAGGGGTACAGAACCTTATTGGAGACGATACCGCGAAAAAGAATATTGCTAATCGGCTTGGGAAATTTTGGTAGGAGAACGTATGGGACGAGGTGGTTACGCAAGTTTGGCGGGGGCTGCGCCGATTAATAGTTTTGGCCAAGATTTTCTCGGCGGGGCAGCCGCAGGCGAGAAGATGCGGCAAGTTGTCGGGGAAATACAGATCAATGACCGACTGAAACAGATCGGCGACGCGGTGACGCAGGCGGGAGGCTCGATAGACGGAATCGACCCGACGCTGTTTTCCGACCCCGTGGGGTTACGGGCGCTCGGCGAGTATACGACGCAGTACAATTCCTCGCAGGAGGGGTTGCAAAAAGCTTGGAAGAATCACGATCAGGCAATCATGCGTATGTTCGAGACAACAACCTATGCACCGCAGGCTTTCAAGCAGAGTGGGGATCCCTCCATATTGGATCAGGCCTCGGACAAACTCGGGTTGCCCTATCAGACGCAGTATAACCCTGAGACGAAACGCCATGAAGTGATGTACGCCGGACGATTCGGGCCGGAGGCCACAGGACAGAGTTTCACGTCTGAGGAGTTGAGCAACCTTTACGGCGGGCTTGCCAAAGATCCGAAACGGTTCAGCCAAATTGCCTTCCAATATTCTCTGGCGACGATGCGCCAGAACGAGGACTACCTGAAAGACCCGAGCAAATGGCTGTACGACAACGACGGTAAAACCGTGTTCGTGCCGCGCAAGATGATGACTGCGAACGGCTTTCGGTCAGGGTACATCGTGACGGACACGGCAAACAAGACGTCCAAGTTCATGACGAACGAGGAACTGCAACAGGCAGGCGTATTCCCGAAAGACCTTCAGACCATGAAGGGGCTGTTTGACATGGAAAAGGGCCGGGCGGACATGGCGAACGACAAGGTACGCCTCGGCTATGAAGGACAGCGCGTCTCACAGGGATGGGCAACGCACAACCTCAACCGTGAGCGGTTCGAGTACGAAAAAGGCGATGGGCTGATTCCGGGAATGCCCGGCATCAACCGAAAGGGTTTCAAAAAGACAATGGACGCCGATTTCAATCAATGGATGGCCGCAGCGGGGTATGCTGAGAAAAACGGTGTCTTCTACAAGCCGGAATACAACAAAGACGGAAGCATCGCTGTTGACGACGAAGGAAAACCCAAGCTGAGGGCCATGTCACCCGCAGAGGTTGGAGAGGCACGGGCCGAGCATCAACAAGATTTCGTGAAGCGATACACGGGGCAGTCGGCTCCGGGACAGGGGGGAGATGTTGGAAATATCATTCTCTCTCGTGGGTTGGAGTATAAAGGCGGTAAGCCCTCCGTGCCCCCTGCTGGCAATGGCGGGAATATACCCTCTCAGGGAAAAACCTCCACTGAACAGCCTGCGCGTCTCGGTGGGGGGATGTTCGGCAATTCTGTCGGACCCACCGATAAGCCCCAAAGAGCAGAGGATGCAAAACTCAGTGGGGCTATGCCGGGAACTGCCGCTTCTAGCTCTACACAGGAAAAGGAACGGATACTGCCGCCCAAGGGCAGTGTATGGGAAAGGATGCCTGACAAATACGAGGCTTACACCAAGGTATTCGGAAAACGTCCTGATAAAGTGAAACCCGCTCTTGCCGTGAAGGAGCTAGATGCCGAGCTTGAGCGACTGGCAGAGGAAAAATTACGCGAAGGGATGGATAGGCCGAACTGGTGGGAGGCAGATCTACGCGGCCTTGGTTCCGAAGGGGCGCTGAAGCCTGCCATCGAAAAGGCGAAACAATTCATCATGGACGAAATTTTGACATCAAAAGGTTATTACTCTTCTCAAAGCTAGATGAATTTATTGCTGTTCTTTGACAACCGCATAGAGAAAAGGAGGAGAAAACAAGGGCCGGGTTCCTCACGGTTCCCGGCCCTGCTTTTGTAGTCAGCCCTCACACCCTAGGGGCTGTAAGGTATGCGGCTTCCTTGTCCGATGCCTCGACCATCCATGCGGGGAAGTCCACATTGACGCGTTTGGTCTTCACGTTGGGCCGTTCCGCTTTGGACATGTCGGCAAAGGGCATCACACTGCCGCCATCATCAAAGTATTCATCAAAATCATTCGCTTTCATAGGCAGTTATCTAATGGATTGAATCCTCTCTCGCTTAAAGCCGTGGGCTTCGTTTTCCCGTAAGCTCATGGTCGGGTTATTTCATCAAGGCAATGATTGCGGCGATGATCGCCACTGTCTGGGCGGTGATGATACCCGCTACCCATTTGATGGTTTCGGCTTTGGCCTTCTGAATTTCGAGACGGACGCCGTCGATTTCCTTCATCAGGCGCAATTCTGTTTCCCGCAAGTCGCCCTTGGAGGCGCTGGCGCTCCTTTGGCTCTCGTCAAAGCGTTCCAGCACTTCCACGATGGTTTTCGCGGCTTCCTCGCCCACAGCCTTCTCAAGTTTCTTTCCGTCATCAAACAGCAACATGGGGGATTCCCTCCGTTGGGTGTAGGATACAGGATCATGTTCCCAATGCCAATGGGAATCAGCGTGCGCTCATGGCGCGGGCGTATTCCAGCAGGAGCATTGCCGGGTTCTTTTCGTCCGGCAATCTGTCGTCAAGGGAGTGCAGGGCGGCGGTCATGCGCTCGGTGAAGTACCGTTCCCACTGCGCTCCGATGCGGACGCCGGAGAAAGGACGGTCGGGAGCTTGCTTGTAGACGCGGCTTTCCAGCGCGGTGAAGACGGGAATGCTCATGGAGATCAGCCTGCTGCATAGGCGCCCGAAGGTACGGTAGTAGTGCTGTTGGGCCTCGCGGATTTCGGCGGCGAGTTCCAGCATGGCGGCTTCGTCGAAGCGCGGAGCGGCGGGCAGGGCGGGGCGGTTGCGCCTGGCGAGTTCGGCCTCCATGCGGTTGAAGGCTTCGATGTAGGCGAGCTTGAAGCGTATGGCTTCCGGGCCTGTATAGCCCATCGCCAGGAGGGTAAAGCCGTCACGGAAAATGATATACATAGGGAGGGACCGCCCAGTTTGATCCAAATAATTACTCACCTCAAAATTGAGGGCAGTAAATTCTTCTGGGCAGTTATCCATGATGCTACGGATGTCGCGTACTACATTGTCATGCCGCTTACGGAAATAGTGGGCAACTTCACGTGATGTGGTAGCGGGACGTCCATCGTGGAGAGAAACGGAAGGGACGGGATCGGAGAGAAGAAGGGCCTGACTCATATGAGCCTCCAGTTATTTAGTAGTATGGCTTTGGATATGAGAAAAGCCGGGTCTCAACTACGCTAACTGGAGCGCTGCTCTTATTCCCCGTGAGGGTATTGTATTAGGAGCTATCAACCCGGCAAAATATGCATGGATAGATGAGCATTGCAGCCCAAAAAGAAACCCAGCAAAAAGCCGGGCAGGGACGCGCGTAATTTTTGGAGTCAGCGGCGCGGACACTGCCAGTTAAGTAGTAAAATTAGTGTCATTGAAAACGCGTAAAAAGTCAAGAAAAAGCCCCGCACGAGGCGGGGCCAAGAAGAAATTACAGATTAGTATCTGCTGGAATAATGGCTTTGATGACTTCCGTGGCTCCCATGACTTCCGTGGCTACGGTGGCTATAGTGCGCCGCAATCAAACCACTACCGTTGTGTCCTTCAATCAGATCAGAAAAATACAGCTTTCCCGAGTCGGACGTGGTCAACGCACTGTCGTTTGTGATGGATGAGGTCGCCTGTGCTTCGGACTTGTTGAGCCCGAGACCGGATGCGACAAAACTGGCAAATAGGAACAGTAAGTAAACAGCCTTTCTCATACTTCCTCCCGTATAGGTTGTATATGTTCAAGCGGCAGTGAGACGGATGTGCTGAAAAATCCTGCACAGTCCTCCTGCCGAGTACATTCCGAACATTGTTGTACATATCGGTTTTTCCATGTTGAAATGGATTGCCGGGCAAAGGGGCGGATACGCGGGGTACAGAGGCAAAGAGGAATATTATAAACAGAAACAGGAAGCCCACGGCGATGCATATAGAGTACGGCTAAAGCGAGTTCTTCCTTGTATTCATGGGGGGATACGGCAATACGTTCCTTATTCGCTGCGGCATATCCACAAAGTTCCAGCCCCATCAAGGCATAGTGGGAGCAGAAGGGAAAATAGCTGTAGACGTGCTCAGCAAAATGGAGCAATCGCTTGTAATTGAGCTTTGTTATGACATGGCGAATTTCTATATATGCGCCGCATTGTGCCAAATTGTAGATACCGAGTTGCGTTTTATCGAAACTTCCTTTTTTCCCGACAAGTTCATCGTGGATTTGATCTATTTCGGAATGGAGCGAAACGCAAAACAAAGTATTTGCCGATGCAGCATGGGCTGCATCACGAGCAAATGTCATATCTGAAAATGTTTTACCGTTTGTCAGAATGTTGATGACGGATTCTGGGTGTTCCTTCGTGCATCGGTATAATAGACGGATAAAGTTATCTTTGAGAAGTGTTGGTTCTCCACCAGTGATACAGATATGAGGGACATGCTTGCCATGAAGCAAATCCAGTATATTTTCCGCTTGTTGCAGGAGCTCGGGAGCATGCTTCTGAGGAGGCTGCGGGCACATGAGGCAATTGCAGTTACAGGCTTCAGTAAGCATGAGTGAATTTTGCAGGGAATCTTTTTCCCAAAGGACGATAGCAGTGCCGCTGTCGTTGAGGCAAACAATATCGCCTTCTTTGACTTGATCCAAGTCATCGGCATGCCAGAGTGTGTCGGGATGTAGAAACGTTCCTTTTTCTCCATTGGTAATGCACCCCGCGTATCCTAGGCAGCCCATGTCCAAGTGCGGAGTAACCAGAATGGCTTTGCTCCGGGCATAGAACGGTCTTCTTGTCGTTACTGCCTCACCGATGATGGGCGCAAAAGCTCCTGATGCCTGTCCGTTAATTGTGCGCATGTCGTGCCACCAGTGCCGGATTTCGGGTTATCCAGCTCCAAATAATGGAATCTTCATCATCACTGCTGTTTCTCAATAATTCAAAGAGTCCTGTAAAAAGTGTTTTGTGTTTGATACAAAACGGAGAATTTTCCATGTTTCTCAGTTCATCACCGGTTTCCAGGTAGTTCCGAACAGGGTCAGTACCACAATAAGCCTGATAGACACACCATGCACAGGAAGGAGTCGTTTCGACACAGGCCGTAGCAGTCATTTGTTTCAGTTTCGGACCTGCAAAAATTTCCTGATATGAGTCGTGTAGAACATTGCCCAGACAGAAATGCCTGTCCCCCATGCGCGCCAGCATTCTTGCCTCATCGGAAGGAAAAACAGAACCGTCAAAGTCATAAATGACGCCGCTGATGCCCGCACCTGAAGGGGACTGGAGATCCACGAAACCTGTAGAGAACGGTGTTAGGATTCTAGACAGGAGGAGTGTAGCGAAATGTTCAGGGAAAAAGACGGATTTGTTTTTTTCCAGAATATATTGGAGAGCCCGAAGATACTGGCTTGTAAAGGCGGCCATGCTGTAACCTAGCGTGTTGGCCTGTTCTGCGGCAAAACCATAGGGATTCAGAGAGCGGATAAAGATACCACTCATACCTTGGCGGATATACTCGTCAATGACTTCTTCGAGTCGATGAAGGGAAAAAGCCGTCGTCGTCATCAGCGCGTCTACGCCGTCATGACCAAGAATACGGCGGGAGGTATCCAGCCTTTCAAGAAAGCGGTCGTATGAGCTACCACCGGTTCTCACTATTCGGCATTTATCATGAATTGTTTTCGGGCCATCCAGTGAAGTGGAAACCGATATATTGTGATCTCGGCAGAACAACAGCTGCTCTTCCGTGATGCCAATCAAATTTGTACAGATGACGAAACTGACATTCTTATTTAAGAGAGCGGCCTTCTTTTCTGCATAGGTTACTGTTGCCGTGATGACATTCCAGTTGAGAAGTGGTTCTCCGCCTTGAAATTCGATTTTAGGGTGCTTGGTAGGAGATTCAAAAATCATATCGACGATTTTTTCCGCCACATCAACAGGCATATCGTACTTGTAGGCATCCTGTTCAGCACAGGAAACCTGGCAATACTCACAGCGTTGGTTACAGCGTAACGTGATGACCATCATGTGAAGTGAGGTAAACTCACGGAGAAATGACTTTCGTGATCTGTATTTTGCGGCTATTTTTTGTAATGCCACCTCAGGATCATCTTGAGCGACGAAAAGCTTTCCCTTCAGATTCAGAAAATCCTCTGAAGATTCATCAAACTCGTGCCTGACGAGTGAATCAAAGCGATTTTCCTCCAAAAAAAGGAATTCGCCACACTCATTGACCATTAGGACATCATGTTCAGGAAACCTTGCAAACTGAAAAGGCAACATCTGATACATGCTATTTGCTCACAGGTGAAAAGGCGTATTCAATAATAATATTGCGCAACTGCCCAAACTCTTTTTGTAAATCTATGCGAATTTGTTGATCTATGAGATCATTCATAAATTGCTTGAGGAGATCCTCGCTGAGGCTGGAATGGGCTTTTGCTGAGATGGTGATTTCGACATCAAACTCCCCAACAGGCTGAACAGAGACAAAATACTGCTCGCTATATTTGCCGGAAACGGTGAGGACGGAATCCCTTTCAAAGAATTTTTTACTGGCAAGGATAGTTCCTTTCATACCGTCTTCACCAAGTTGAAAGGGAACCTGTTGTTTTTCCATGTAATCATTCTCCTAGAGAGATTTGTTTTATGCACAACAATCTGTAAGTTTTTAAATACTCGTTATTCTATATTTTGAAAAGTTCAAAGAACAGCGCGTATGAAAAAAGGCCACCCGAAGGCGGCCTGTATTTTGCATCAATCCTTTTTCCAGAACTTCCACCAGCTCCGGGGAGGGCGGTTTTTCTCTTCCCCCGGGAGGTTCTTCAAGGAAAACAGCGGGGCGTATTTCGTCATATCCCGATGCGCCGCCAGCGGCTGGAGGGATTCCTTGGCTATGCGGCACTCGGTGATGACATCATTCAGGGCGGAACGGATTTCACGGGCATGGTGAGGGGCAATCACCTTTGACTCTACAAGAATCCGTTGCACATCGCCAAGCGCAACCCCAGCGCGGGCCACGGCCGTCAATACTTCCGCCCGGCTTTGGGCCGGAGGGACAGACTCTTCCTCTGATTCGACTTGTGCTTCCAACCATTGGAGAAGAATCGTATTTCCGAGCACTGCGCACAGCCGGGGGAGCATTTCGAGCCCCGGGAGATAGCTGTCCCCTGACTTGAGGTAACGCTTGATCACCGACGGGGAGACATTCAGCCGCTCGGCAATTTCATCGGTCGTAAGGGCGCTTTCATCCTTCGCAAGTTGAAACGCTTCCGTTCCGGTCATGTTCTTCAAATCCGCCATGTGGTCTTTTTCCTCAAAAGGATACGCTGATTGTCTTCCGTAAAGGCTATATTCACTCCGTGATAACGCCATATGTATAAGGAGGCAATCATGAGCTTGAGCAAGGAAGAACTCGTGCTGACCGCATGTTTTCTCAAGAGTACGGACATGTCGATTTCCATTGAGGATGCACTGGGCGATGTGAAGCAAATCTCCACGAGTCTCCCCGAGTCGTTTGACCCTGCTCATAGCCGTCTGCTGGCAAAGGCCGCCTGTATCCTGCTTGCGTCGAACCGCTTGTCCCCGGGAGACGCGATAGCTGAAGCTCAGAAAGTTATAACCCTTGCCGGACTCTGATACTTTCCTGTATCATTGGCATAACGCTCCTCCTTTTCTCTTTGTTTTTAACACATTGAAATGGAGGAGTTTTCTTTGAAGACAATCGGCGAATACCGTGCCCGTTACCCGCAGCTCCGTGAGCTTACAGACTATCAGCTTACCCGTGCCGTCTATGACACCACGGCCCCGGACATGCCGCTGGAGGATTTTGCGAAAGCGTTCGGAGGGGTGACGGAAGAAGACCCCGAAGAAGTCAGGATTCAGGAGTATAACCTTTCCCATCCCGACGATACCATCCGTCGGGAGGACATGGGGAAAGCGAGCCTTCTCTCCGACACGGGGCATGGCATCGCCGCAGGCATCAACGAGCTTGCGGCAATCCCTTTCTGGCTTGCGGAGGAGATGGGCATCGAGCCTGCGGGTAGGGCCAAGGACTATTTCCTGAAAAGTGCCGAGGAGAAGCGCAAGGGCTATTCCCCGGAAATGAAGCTGGCTCGGGCAGAGGAGTTCTTCACGGAGGAGCCCGACGGTTCTTATGGCCTTGGCGGGGCGTGGACGTCTCCCCGGAAGATTTTGGGAAGCGTCGCTGAATCCGCGCCCGGCATGGTCGGGGGGATGGGCCTCAGCGCACTCGCGGCACGGGGGCTCATGAAGGCGGGGTTTTCGCGCGGGCTTGCCTGGGCGGTCGGGGCTTCGCTCGGTGAAGGAACCATCGGCGGCGCGCAAAACGCCCTCGATGTCCATGAGGCGATTTTGGCCATGCCCGAAGACAAGCTTGCGGCCTCGCCCGAGTACCAGGAGATTCTGCAACGTACGGGGGATCCAAAGCGGGCACGCGAGGAGCTGGCCAATTCCGTAGCCGCAATGACGGGGCTCAAGACAGGGGCTTCCACTGCGGTCTTGTCCGCGCCGTCCGGCTATATGTTCGGCAAGATCCTTGGCGGGGAGACGGGCAAAACGCTTCTGGGGACGGCGGCCAAGCAGGGGGCGGCTGAATTCGGCGAAGAGGCCGGGCAGAGCGGCGCGGAACAATATCTCTCTCAAGCGGAACTGCAACGCGCCGATCCGACCATTGACCCTATGAGCGGAGTTGGGGAAGCGGCTGTAAGCGGCGGTTTTGCCGGTATGGCGATGGGTGGCGGCATGGGCGGTTTCGGGCATGTACTCGGAAGCCGTGCGCAACAGCAGCCCGGGGCTCCTGCGGTCTCCGATGCGCAACCAGTTCTCCCACCCGAACAGCAGGCGGCCTTGCCCGAAGGTGGGCATGGATCCCCTCTTGAGCTTGGTCCCGGTCAGAACATCGTCATGGGAACGGACAGGGCATACGAAGACCCCATCGCCACACCGCCTCCCACCTCCCCGCTGCAGAAGGGGATGGAGGCCATCCTTGGCGGTCCTCTCGGCCTTTCCACTGCTCCCGCCGCGCCCGACTTCGCCGTTACGCCGGGCGGGCGTGCCGTGTCCGCGAATGGCATCGTGCAGCCGGACGCCTTTGGCCCCATCGCGGCGGGGATGCGTTCCGACATGCCGCCGTTGCTGGCGGATCAGGTCTATGACGTCGAGTATTCCGTAGTCCCGGGTGCGCCCAAAGCTCTGAGCGAAGCTCCACGGGGGCTTCCCTTGGGGCAGGACAAATCGCCCGTCGCACCGGAGTCTCCTCAACCCTTTGACGCGCAGGCCAATGGCGGATCTGCCCCGTTGCAGCTTACGCGCATCAACGACAAATCCTTCATGCTGCACGGCGACACCGGGCCTTTCGAGGAGGCAATCAAGGCGGCGGGAGGACGGCTGGACCGCAAGGTTGGGGGATGGCGTTTTCCGCTTGTCAGAGAAGGGGAAATCAGGGAGTTGTTTGGTATCCCTCTTGGCGCAGAGACAGTGCCGGGAGACAACCTTGTCTCCGAAGTACCGGAGGCGTCACCGGAAGTCCTGCGGGAAACTCCTTTGCCCGTATCCGGCGATATGGCAATGTCCGGGCAAACCGGACTGGAGGTAACACATGGCGGTCTACAGCAAGGAACGCCCGGAACTGGAACTGGAGAGCTTCTTTCGGAGTCTGTACCCGTCGACGCGGCGGGGAATCCGGGAGAATTGGATGCGGTTACGGGAAGACCCGGAGATTTCCCAATGGGAGATCGGGGAAGTCGACCGGATATGGATACGGCTGTACCGGGAGCTGGTGGAACAGAGGCCGGACTTGGAGCCGTTGTTCAACGAGCCGCGGGACCTGTCGAGATTCCCGCAGAAGGGGTGGATGCGGCCCTGCTCAGTCCTGATCGACGGAATGTTCCGGACGGTGGGGCCGGAAGACATGCTGAGGGAGGAAGAAGAGGAACAGTATTTCGTGGACACGGACAAGTGGGACGCGATGTACCCGGAGGAAGCGAAAGAACGGAGCGCGCGGCACTGGAGGGAAATGGGGCTCAAGGAGTAGAGCAAAAACTGCTTCGGGCTATTGAACGACAAAACGGCGGACTTACCCCGGAGGCGGAGGCATGGGCACGGAGTTTGCCGTCGGCTCGGCAGGAAGCGGCTTGGCAGCAACTGACGTTGGATGCCTTTAAAGGCTATACTGCGTCCAATCTGAGAGTCGATGAAGCCTCGTTAAAGTTCATTCCACTCAGTAAGGATACAAAGACCTCCCTTCAATTGAAGGCTCTCGCCAATGTGTTCGGGCAGGATTTGATCCTCTTCCGGGACGCTTCAAAACAGCCTACGGGCATTCTCGGTGCAACGATACCTGCCATCAACAATGTAATTTTTATGGAAGAAAACCGGGAAGGGTACAGGCCGCATCTGTCCGTTCTTGGGCACGAAATGCTGCACAGCCTACATAACAGCTCTTTTAAGCTCTATAGTGATTTCAGGAAATATCTTCTTTCTGAACTGAAACCCGAGGCTCTGCAACACTATCGTGAAGTTCTTGACCGCCGAACGGGCCATGACGGGACCGTGGGCCGCATGTCGGACGACAAGATTCTGGAGGAGATCGGGGCGGACCTTGTGGGCAAGCGGCTCACCGAGGAATCGTTCTGGGCAAAGATGGCTGAAGAGCGCCCGAGCCTGTTCGCGCGGGTGTCCCAGTTTGTCCGCGACTTACTGGACAGGGTGACGGCCGCATTCCGTGCGGATCCCCTGCCCGCAGCATGGGTGAAGGATTTTGACGCGATCCGCCGCCATATCGATGCCATGATGGGGCAGTGGGCGGAGAAGAACGCACGGGCAAAAACCGGCGGTACGCCGCCTCACTCTGGAAACACACGGGAGGTTCTTGATGGAAGAGACGAAACTGTACGGAACGCCGGAAGAAACGGCGGAGAAGGAAGCGATCATGCAGGTGGACTTCTCCAAAGCAACCGGGGAAGACATGGCGCGCCTGTTGACCTCGTGGGCGACGGAGGACGAGGAGGAGATCGAGGACGCGCTGCACAACCTGCCCCGGAAGGACGGGAAGGTGAACGGCCCCGACAGCCTGTAGCCGTCAAGATTCCGAATAGGGCGGACGAACCCGCACATTACGAGCTTCTGGAAGCCGACGATGTGCGGGCTTCCCATCTGCCTTCCAGAGGTTTTCAGAAGAACCCCGCATATGGGCTGGAGAACGAGCGGCGCTACCATGACGAACCGGGCAGCCGGGCCAAGGTCATGGAGAACGCGGCTAAGCTCGATCCGGCTTTCCTCATGGAGTCCGTGGACGCAAACCACGGGGCTCCCGTCATTGATCATGACAACAACGTCCTCGGCGGCAACGGGCGGGCCATGTCCATTGCCCGGGCCTATGAATCCTTCCCCGAACGGGGCGAACAGTACCGCGAGGCGCTGAAAGCCAATGCCGACAGGCTCGGCATTGATCCGGCACAGGTGGACGCCATGCATTCGCCCATGCTGGTGCGCCGACTTGAGCGCGGCATGTCGCGGGAAGAACGCCAGCAGCTTGTCACGGCCATGAACGATGACTTCAAGGACGCCAAGGAAAAGCGGGCGTCCGGGAAATCTCGCGGCGAACGGTTCGGGAGGCGGACGCTGGATATGCTCTCCGCCGGATTGAAGGACGCCGAGAGCCTGCGCGAGTACTTTGATACGCCCGCTTCCGTAGCCGTCGTCGAACGGATGATGGAGGATGGCGTGATCCAGCGTTCCGAGCGCAATGCGTTAGTCGGAGCCGACGGTCTGCTCAATCCTGACGGCAAGAAGGTTGTCGAGGAAGCTCTTCGTGGTCGTATCGCACGAAGTTACGAGGCATTGGCGAAACTTCCGGCTGATGTCGTGGGCAAGCTCGATGCCGTCATCCCGCACATTCTGGTGGCCGAAGGCATCGGCAAGCCGTGGAACATCACAGAACACGTCAGGGATTCCGTGGATCTGCTGGTCGGTTTCAAGGGGAGCGGCGTCAAAGAGCCGGGCACCTACCTCAAGCAGGTGAACATGTTGACGGGCCGGGCTCCCGTACAGGATTTCTCCAAGCAGGCCATAGCCCTGTTCCGCATGGCGCTGGACGCGAAGAAGGGCGAATACGTCAAAGCGTTCGAGAGCTACCTCAAGAACGCCAAATTATCCCCGGAAGCGGGTAATATTCCCGGCGTTGCGAAACCGCAGGACAAGGCCTTCCGCGATGCCTTCGGGATGAAAACGGAAGCTACGCCGAACAAACCGGAAAAGCGGGAAGCGGAGAAGCCACAGACGGAAGAAGAGACGAAGGGGCAGCCGCCGGAAAAGAGTCCGAAAAAGGAACCGCAGGAGCAGACTTCCGGCAAACCCGGAGACGCTGGACACGTTGAACGCCATCGGGCTCTCTACAAATCTCTCCTGAACGGGAAGGCTTCCCTTGAGGACTATCACCGTGGTTTTTCGGCTTTGCTGGAAAATGAGGAGGCTGTCCGTGCCGAACTGTCCGGCATGACCGTCAATGCCTTGCTTGCGCGTGGCGGCGCCATGTTCGCGTGGCGGCACAAAGGGGACAAAAAGGCAGATATCGTTGATGCGCTGTACCGGGACATGCTGTCCGACTTTACTCTTGGGCAGCCGTATTCCGTCAGCGGATTCATGGGTATGGGCCCGGAGGAATACCGGAAAGCCACCGTCGCCAGCATCCGCAGGATTGTGGATGCCCAGAGCGAGCAGACGTTGGCGGATTTCGCCAGAGACGCCGCGGCGCAGCGCGAAGAATACGCCAGCCGTCGCAAGGCCGAACGCGAGGCGGTCGAGAATCCGAAGACGTTGGAGGATTTTCGGTCGTTCATCCGGTTTCATATGGATGAAGGCAAGACGGCTGGTGAGGCCCGTGATCTGCTTTCATTCGAGCAGAGGGAACAGTTTGACCGTCTCGCGGCGGAAGCGAGCAGGAGCACGCGAAAAACAAAGGCGGAACCTGTCCTTTCCTCTTCGTCCCAGACCACTGGCGGAGAAATCATTGCCACAAAGCATACGCAGAAAGGACATGATCTGTTCGTGGTTCGTCTTGAAGACAGGGTAAGCCGGGAGGATTACCTTGCTCTGTTGTCCAGTGCCAAGAAGCTTGGCGGCTATTATTCCAAGTTCCGTGGCAATGGGGCCGTACCGGGATTCCAGTTTACCGGACGGGAACAGGCTGAAGCGTTTCTGAAGCTGGCGCAGGGAGATAAGGCCGAGGCTCAGGAAGCGGTGAAGGCCCGGCGGGATGCCTATGAGGATGACCGTTCCCAGACCGCCGTACAGCGTCTCAATGAAATGGCTGACAGGCTGGATGAGGATGCCGATGCCAGCCTGAACGCGGCGCGCAAGGTGAACACGGCAAAGCGCGCGGGGCAGGCGGCGGCCGCCGATGCTATGGCCTATGCCGACAAGTCATTGGCGAAGACTATGCGGAACATCGCCGGGGCCATCGGGAACGGAACCGCGACATTCCTTGACCGCGTGCGCGAGAAAAAGCAGGTCGAGCAGCTTCGGGATGCCCTGCGAATGGCGAAATGGGAAGAGGACAAGACGAAATACCCCGCATGGGATCAGCGCGAGAAGCACAGCGAAGAACCGGCGACCACCCAGACCGTAGAGTTTGCCGCCTTCCCCCACTACAGGCTCTACCGTTCCAGTTGGGCTGAACTCGGCAGAAAGCTCAGCGAGAAGGATGGCACCAAGAGCCTCGGGAAGAAGATTCTTTCCGTTGCCGACGATGTGACCGAAACCTATCTGGAGTTTGCCCATTCGCATCTGGAGGAGGTTTCCACCTATGCGACACAGGCCGGCAAGCCCGCCGTATTCAAATCCCGTGAAGATGCGGAAAAGGCCATTGCCCGTAGCGGCTATCGTGGCAAGGCCGTGGTATTGCCGGTGAAGCGCGGGGAGAACAGAATAATCCTGTCTCCTTCTGCGGCGCAGGAGCGCGGTATATGGAAAGGCGATGATGACCGGATGCTCTCCTTGCGTCCCGAGCTGGTCGATGAACTGTTCGACAAGCAGGGAAGCACTTCCCGTGACATTCCCTGGCAGCTTTTTGATATTCGGCAGAAGAGGAAAGCCCTTGCACGGATGGGGATTGAGACGCCCGCCGAATACCGGATGGCTCTGCGGGAGTTCGTGGGGCTTCAGGCGGCAGCCAAGCAGGACAAGGTGCGAGAGCTTGAGCGCAGCGTCATGCGCGACGCGGCGAACAACCGGGGATGGCTGGACTTTTTCCCGACACCCGTAGCCGTGACGGAGGAAATGCTGGCGGCTGCGGACATCAGGCCGGGCATGGGCGTTCTGGAACCTTCCGCCGGGATGGGGCACATCGCCGACCGTATCCGGGAGAAGGGCGTCGAACCCGTGGTGGCCGAGCTGGAGCCGCAAAAGCGCGAGCTGCTGGAGGCCAAGGGCTACGAGGTCATCGGCAAGGACTTCATGAAGGATATTCCCGAGGGAGAGAGCTTTGACCGTATCGTCATGAACCCGCCGTTCTCGAAACGGCAAGATACGGAGCACGTCCGGCGAGCCTACGACCTGCTGAATCCCGGCGGGAAGCTGGTCGCCATTGTGAGCGAAGGCTCCTTTTTCGGGAAGGACAAGAAGGCATCCGAGTTCAGGGACTGGCTGGAAGAGGTGGGGGGGACTTCGGAGAAGCTGGCTGAAGGCTCGTTCAACGATCCGTCCCTGCCTGTGACCACGGGCGTCAATACGCGCATGGTGGTTATTGAAAAGGAAGGCACACCGATGGCTTCCGTCACTCCCGGCGAATTCCTGCCCGCTATGCCGTCCACACGCCTCCGTATCCGCAAGGCCGCGGTGCAGCGGGTGGCGGACGCGCTTGGCAAACGGGCGGCCAACGCCGCCGATACGCGGGTGGTTCAGTCGTTTGAGGAACTTCCCGAGCATATCCGGCAGCTTTACGGCGAGGTGTCGTCGCGTCTGGAGGGCGTGTACGATCCCGCTTCCGGCACGGTGTACCTCGTGGCGGACAATCTGCGCGGTACGGCACGTGCGGCGGAAGTATGGATGCACGAGAACATGGTGCATCACGGCTTGAACGGGCTCTTGGGAATGGACGAAAAACGGCGGGTGCTCAACCGGCTGTGGCAGAGTATGGGCGGCATGGGCAACGCGGGAATTGCATCCATTGCCAGAAAGTATGGCGTTGATCCGCGTTCGGACGTGGAAGGCCGTGCTCTGGTCATGGAAGAGTACCTTGCCCATCTCGCGGAAAAACGGGCGGCAGGCAAGTTGTCCGATCAGGAACAGGCGCTTTGGCGGCGATTTGTGGAGGCTGTCTTGCGGGCGTGGCACGCGCTGACCGATGCCGTGACCGGACGCACGGGGTCCATGAAATACGAGAACGTGGACAGATTGTTGTCCGCGCTGGATCGGTATGTCTTTGAGGGCAGGCCCGAAGGTATGGCCGAGGGCGGCATGGTCCCGGCTATGGCGTCGGTGGACAGGTCCGGTTCGGATATGGAGGCCGCTCACGCCGCGTGGGAGCAGGTACAACGCGATGCCGAGGAATGGGGGCGGCAGGTTGATGGATACATGCCCGGGGTAAAGGGCCGAGCAGGGAAGGATACGACTCTGCTGACCGTCTGCCGTACACCGGACGTGCTGCAAAAGTTGGGCGCGGTCGACTTGCCCATGACCATGACGCGAGACAATCTGACAAAAATACTTTCGGACAAACAGGATCATGCCTTGCCGAAAGATTTGGTGAAGCAGCTTCCGCAGGCCGTGGCGGAACCCATTATGGTATTTGAATCGGCAACACAAGCGGACGCCTTTGTTGTGCTCACCGAATTGAGGCATGAGGGGCGGTCGGTCATGGTCGCCGTCCATCTGGACACGGAGAGACAACATATTCGGGTCAACGATATTGCCAGCGCCTACAAACGCGGCAATGAGGGTTGGTATGTACGGCAAATAGAAGAGGGAAGGCTGCTGTATCAGGACAAAAAGAAAAGCCTCGCATGGGCGCGGACTGCCAGGCTACAATTGCCCCTAGTGCGCAAACTCCCATCGAGACTTTCTGGAAATAAAATACTCACCGAAGCGGATGTCGTCAAGCCGATTGCTCCGGATAACAAGCCGTTGGCCTCCCTGCGCGACGTATTCGGCACAACGGCGAAAGAGGAGCAACGGGCGGAAGATGCCGCACCGAAAACGCCCCTTGATTCTTTCCGAAGCAAGATCGGCGGGCATCGGCCTACCGTTGCCGAACGCTTCGCCGCATTCCGTGAGAACTGGAAGCGCAAAGTCGAGCAGCAGGTATTCGACCACTTCGCCAGCATCAAGGACGTATCCAAGGACGGCTATGTTCAAGCCCGCATGACCACCAGTCTGGGGACGCAGATTGAGAGCCTGATCAAGTATGGCGCACCGGTCTGGAACGACGGCATCATGGGAGTGGAGGGCAAGAGCCTGACCGACGTGTTCGCGCCCGTCGCCTCCGAGATGGATTCCTTCATGGGCTGGATGGTGGCGAACCGCGCCGCCCGGTTGAAGAAGGAAGGCCGGGAAAACCTGTTCACCGATGCGGAAATCGCGGCGGCCCAGAAACTGAACGAGGGCGTCATGCCCGACGGTTCCAAGCGTGCGGCTACTTATAAGCAGGTGTTCGAGGACTTCGCCCGGTTCAAGAAGGCTGTTCTGGACTTCGCGCAGGAAGGCGGCATCATCGATCCTGAATCCCGTTCCGCATGGGAGAACGCCGACTACATTCCGTTCTACCGGGTGAAGGATGGGCTGGACGCCGTGCGCAGTGCCCGGAACAACAGCGGGCTTGCCGGGCAATCCTCCGGCATCAAGACGTTGAAGGGCGGCAAGGCAAACATCGGCGATCCCGTCGAAAACATCATGCGAAACTTCATCCACCTGATTGACGCCGCACAGAAAAACCGGGCGGCCGACATGATCCTTCAGGACATGGCAAAGGCCCGTCTTGCCCGCAAGCTCACGCCGGAAGAGGTCGCACGGCTTGAGAAACGGCAGGGTGATGAATTGACGGAGGTACTGGCGCAGGACAAGGAGCTTGCCGCGCAGTGCGGGCCCCTGACCGACAGCCAGAAGAAGGTCATCGCCGCGACGTTCAACCCAACCGAGTTCAACTACGTCCGCGTCCAGAAGGACGGCAAGAGCCTCTATTATTCCGTGGAAGACCCCATGCTGCTTGATGCCTTGACGGGCATGTGGAAACAGGACGGGAGGCAGGGGCCGGTGTGGAAACTGCTCCGGGGCACCCGGCGGCTCCTGACCACGGGCGTAACGTCCATGCCGGATTTCATGCTGCGGAACTTTTTGCGGGACACCCTGCACGCATGGACCATCGAACACCAATCCGGATACAGGCCGTTGGTGGACTCGCTGGCGCAAATCAAGAACACCTTCAATGTGGACGAGGACACGAAGCAGCTCCTCGCCGCCGGTTCCGCGTTCATGGGCAGCGGGTACCGTCTGGGGAACTCGGGAGAAGAGGCCGCAAAGGCGCTCAACAAGGTACTCGACAAGTACGGTATGGACAAAAAGGCATTTCAGGATTCCGTGCTGGATACGGGGGAGAAACTGAAAGCCTTTGTCGGCAAGCTTCGCGAAGGCTACGAGCACGCCGGGTCGGCCGCCGAGAACGCGGCACGGCTTGCCGTGTACAAGAAAATGCGGGCCAAAGGGTTCAGCCATCGTGAGGCCGCTTTTGCCGCCAAGGATTTGATGGACTTCACCGTGCGGGGACAGAGCCAACTTATCCAGAGCTTGTGTGAAACGGTGCCCTTTCTCGGCGCACGGCTTGCCGGGCTGCACCGGCTCGGGCGCGGGGCTGTGGAAAACCCACGGGCGTTCGCCGCCAAGGGCATGACCATTGCATTGGCCTCAATGGCTCTGTACGCCCTGAATCAGGCGTTGAATCCCGATGACTGGGACAAGATGGAAGACTGGGAAAAAGACACCTATTTCCATTTCTGGGTGGACGGCGAGCATTTCCGCTTGCCCAAGCCCTTTGAAGTCGGGTTCATTTTCGGAACCATCCCTGAGCGGATGATGGAGCAGCTCATAACGGACAAGTCGGGCGGGGTCTTTGCCAGCCGAGTGTTCGCCGGGATTTGGGACCAGCTCGCCTTTAACCCGTTCCCGCAGGCGGTACGGCCTCTCGTGGAGCAAGTCGCCAACAAGGATTTCTTCCGTGAAACGCCCATCGTCGGCATGGGGATGGACAGGAAGGCCCCCGTGGATCAGTTCGATTCCCGGACGAGCCTGACGGTACGGGCAATGGCTTCGTTCATGGACGCGCTCCTCACACCCGTCATGGGCAAGACCGGAGCGGACGTGCTGCGTTCCCCGAAACGTCTTGAACATCTCGTCAACGGCTATTTCGGCGGACTCGGGGCGTTCGTACTTGGAGCTTCGGATATGGTTTTGAGGCCGCTCGGCAATGAGCCGGAGGCACCCGAACGGAAATTGGAGGAGTTGCCGATCATCCGTTCGTTCTACGGCGGAAGCGGAGAAAAGCGCACGCGGTACGAGTCCGAACTCTATGAGGTCATGAAGCAGGGGAACAAGCTTCACGCGTCGCTGAAGCAGATAGCGGAAGAGGGCGGGAACGTGTCCGCAGCGAAAGCCGAACTTTCCCACGACGACATTGTGGCCTTGGCGAATCGGAAGGGGCTCACCGCACTAACGAAGGAGTTCGGAAAGCTGAACAAGGCTGCGGAGAAGGTTCGGATCAACCGGGTGATGAGCTCGTCCGATAAGCAAAGGGAGCTGGACAACATCCAGCGGCGGAAGAACATACTGGCACAGCGGGCGATGAAAAGAATTGAGGAAATGCGGGTGCAGTAGAGAAGGGGCACGCATGACGCCGAAGGCCCGGCAGAGGGGGGAGGCGTTCCAGAGCGTGTGGGGGTAGGGGCGGGCCGGGGTCTCTTGCAGCCCCCGGCCTTTACTTGCGACTGGCGATCCTGATATATAGATGCCTCGTCAATGTGCTTGCGGAGAAAGTACATGTGGCGGATGGAGCATTAAACTTTTTGGGGTACTTTTGAGGGTATCTCAAAAAAATGAAAAAAATTTATAGAGAAGTATCAACCTGTTGCGAGTAAATTTTCAATCCCTCCCTCTCCGCCATTAGAATTTAACCCACTGAAAACAGTGGGTTTTTCTTTTGGCATGAGCTTTATTCCTGCGGATACATTTCAGGGATACATTTGAGGCTCATC